TGAGCAAATACACAAACTATTAGACTATATCAAGCCAAGAGTAACACACAAAACTCGTGTGTATCAAGAAACACTTGAAAATATGCTTGAACGTCCTACGTTTGAAGAAGAATACATCAACTATGCAGACGGTTGGAGACGTGGTAAGAAGAATATATTGTTTATTGAAAGCATAAGAACACAAGACGTTACATTTAGAGATACACTAAGTGACGCAGGCAAGGAATGGTGGGATAACATTGAGTAAAACATTTTGCCCTTTACCGTGGACACACCTAGCAACACACCCGCATGGTAGTGTTACACTCTGTTGCGAAAGTGATATGACTAATCGTGCAAGTGAATCACAAAACTTGCCACGTGAGTTTGTTACACTGCACAGCACAGAGTACGACTTTGTCAAAATTATGAACAGTGACTTGTTTAAGCAAGTTCGAAAAGACATGCTGGAAGGTAAACAGCCGGCGCCTTGTTCAAAATGCTACAAACTAGAAGCACTGGGCAACGAAAGTAAACGTATAAGAGACAGCAACCTGTTGGATCTTGATGTACGTGATGCAAGACGTATCACAGACGCAGACGGAACACTAACAGAAGTTAATTTTGAATTTATTGAACTGCGACTAGGCAACATATGTAACCTAGCATGTCGTTCGTGTAATCCGCAAAGCAGTAGTAAGTGGATACGTGATTGGGAGAAACTAAACGAACGTAAATTTGACATGCCACAGAGCATGTTTGATTGGCCCTTAGACGAACGCTTTTGGGCGAGCCTAGCAGAACACTGTAACAATACACGCAAAGTTTACATTAACGGCGGAGAGCCTTTGCTTGTAGATAAGCACATGCGTTTCTTAGAGTTTTTAATTGCTAAAGATTTGGCTAAGAATATTACACTTGTCTATAGCACAAATGCAACTATCATAAACGACAAGTATATCAACTTGTGGAAAGAATTTAAACAAGTAGAGTTTATGGTAAGTATTGACTGCTTAGAAGAACGCAATAACTATCTGCGACATCCTGCTAAGTGGGACAAAACTGTTGAAGCATTTGACTGGCTACATAGTTTAGGACACAAAAGTTATGTGCTACAAACAGTAAGCATAATGAATATTTACTATATCAAAGAATTTTGGGAGTACTTTCGTGCTAAAGATGTATACGTTTCACACAACATGGTACATCATCCAAACTACTACAGTGCAGCAAATGCACCTCAACATGCCAAACAGGCTGTGCTAGACAAAATTGCTGGTATGCCGTTCTATGACAATATAAATAATTTTCTAAGTCAAGAAGCAAATACAGCAGCATTTGAACAGTTCTTAACAGAGAACAAACGTTTAGATGTTATACGCAATCAAAGCTACGCAGAAACATTCAAGGAATGGCATGATAAACTTATACTACGATAATATAATAGAAGATGTGCCTGCTCCAAACGGAGCAAAAGAAATTACCTTAACTGATGACGCAAGACGTGTACCTCATGTTGCAAATTATAGACCAGAATCGCCTATTGCAAAATTTAATACTTTTTATTTTGTAATGAAGGCACAAAAAACTGTAGTAAAACTTCATACCGGAAAACCTAAATTTGCTAAAAATTTATTTTATCCGATCGAAATTAATCATTCAATATATGGTTGGAACAGAGATTGGACTAATTTATTATCTGCTAGAGCAAAAGCACTTATAGTAAAAAATAAAATGAGACTTTTAATACTTGCTCCTCGAATTACTGGAACAAGATATTTTATTAGAAAATTAAAAATACGTATAGACGAACTAGTTGAATCTGGCATACCAAGAAAAAATATTCATTTAGTATTAGGTGAATTAAACGATGTTTATAGAAATATGCTAGATTTAAAAACTGTTTACGGATTTGATTGGTGGCAAGTTTATTCGCAATTAATTTTTAAAGTAAAAACAGGCCAATCAAGTTTGCATTGGTTATCGCATTCTGACTTAGAGTTATTTAATGAACCTATTCCAGAATTTGATATTGATAACTGGAATCCGAAAAAAGTTTACAATTTAGTTCCTAGCGATGGCAGAGATCACGATATTGCATTACTACTAGAACTAATTGATAAAAATGCAATTAATGATGGATATTATACATTTGACAAAAGCAAGTACGATTTAAAAAGAGATTTAAAAATAGTATACATTGATCCTAGGCAATCTCATTTTGAAAAAGATAATAAAACTCGTATAATGAAACGCATCGAAGAATATGATAATAAAGACGATGTTAACTTAAATGATACAATATTTTCAATCTTATGTGAAAACCATGAAATTTCTGCAGGTACAGATTATAAACAAGAAATTAGAAGTTTAGCAACAAGTTACGAAATATGGAAATACATTTATATAGGACATCCGTTTGCAGTATTAGGATGTGCAGATATAATTGCTTACTTAAATAATCAAGGATATTTTACATTCAATCAAATGATTAGTCAAAAATACGACAGCATCTATTATCCTGCTAAACGATCTAAAGAAATTGTTAATAATATTTCATATATCAAATCATTACCTGAAGAGCAGATTAAAGAACGAATAGAGAACATCAAACCTTTTTTAAAAAAGAATAGAGAAAAATTTTTAAACAGACGAATGCAAGGAAAGTTTTTAGAACTTTTCGTTGACATGATGTACGAATGAGCGTATAATACTATAATGTATGATATTGTTTTTATAAATGATAATACAATCTATGCAGCGACATCTTGGAAACAACTAAAAGAAAAGTATCCAAGAGCAAAATCTGCTGATTCATTAGAACACGCTCAAAAAATGTCTTTTACTAAAATGTTTTGGGTAGTTTGGCCCGATGTTGATATTTGTGATGATTTTAAATTTGATTATCGTGCAGACGAATGGAGCCAAGATTATATACATACCTTTTTAAACGGTACACATCGAGATGGCATTTTACTTGTGCCTAAACGTGCAGATATTTCAGACCGCGAAATACGACATAGATTTTTTATAAACAAAAAAGAAGTAGACATTGTAGCAAGTACACCTAAGCCTTTTAATTTGTATTATATTGATACATGGGAAGAATATGAAAGTGCATTAGAAAACAGTTCAACAGAAATGTTTTGGGCAGTTTCACGTAACTTAAAATACAGTCAATCATACATAAACAACTTTTATTTTAGTCATCATAACAGTTATGATAGAAAGGAAAATCATGCGTTTGTACATGATGTTGATGGAAGGAAACTATACAACGGCGTTTTCTTATGTTCAAAAAATAAACCACTTAACAAAAGACAAATTGACTACAGATTCTTAGTAAATGCAAAGCAGTGGGACGATGTAGTAAGTGGTCCTAGACAATACGATATTTGTACAGTTAATAGCTATGAAGATTATCTTAGTTTTTTAGAAAACGTAGAAACAGAAATGTTTTGGATGATTCCTTCACATGTACATGTACGTGACGACTTTAAATTTGATATGTACTTCAGTCATGATAATGATTATGACAGAAAAATTAATCATGTATTTAAAAACGGTGAATACTACGACGGTATTGTTCTATGCAGTAAATATGCACCTATAAGTGAACGTGAGTTTAAATATAGATTTATTACAAATAAAAAAGAACACGATATAATAGCAAGTGATTCACTTGCATACGATAAAATTGTAGTAAACACATACGAAGAATTTTGTGAACTAAGAAAAAAAGTAAGCACACACTTTTTCTATGTTATACCTAGTGATGTAGATGTAACATGGGACTTCAAATATCATATACCTTATTACGAACGTGATAACATACATGTATTTAAAAACGGCAAGTACCACGACGGTGTTTTTTTAATACACAAAGATAAGACACTTGCACAGCGTGAATTTGACTACAGGTTTTTTGTAAACAAAAAAGAAATTGATATAACTGTTAGTACGCCTAAACCATATGATATAGTATTCATTTCTTATAACGAATCTAATGCAGATGATAACTATACTATGCTTACACAGCGTTTTCCTAGAGCAAAACGCATACATGGTGTTAAAGGCATTCATCAAGCACATATAGAAGCAGCAAAGTTATGTACAACAAATATGTTTTTTGTTGTAGACGGTGATGCACAAGTACTAAATGATTTTAACTTTGATCATCAAGTGCCGAAATGGCAAAGAGATCAAGTGTTTGTTTGGCGTAGTCGTAATCCAATAAATGATTTAGAATACGGTTACGGTGGCGTAAAGTTATTTCCAGTAAAAGAAACACTTAATATGGATGTAACAAAGACTGATATGACAACAAGTATTAGTCCTAAGTTTAATGCGATGGATAGTGTAAGCAATGTAACAGCATTTGACACGGATGCATTTTCAACTTGGAAAAGTGCTTTTAGAGAATGTTGTAAATTATCAAGTAAAACAATACGAGGACAAGTAGATAATGAAACAGAAGAAAGACTTAACACCTGGTGCGAGATGGGAGAGGATACATTGTATGGAAAGTATGCTATTCATGGTGCTCGGAGTGGTCGTGACTACGGTTATGATAATCGCTATAAACCAGATAGCTTAAATTTAATTAATAACTTTGAATGGCTAAAGGAGCAGTTTGATGCAGTTAGTATCTGATATTAAAACTGTTCACATAGAACTTACAGATAAGTGTCAAGCACAGTGTCCGATGTGTGCTAGAAATTATCATGGCGGCGCCACACGTCCGTTTATACGTAACGGTGATATATCTATTGACCAGTTTAAAAAATGGTTTCCTAAATCTTTTTTAGCACAGTTGTATAACTTTTATAGTTGTGGTAATTATGGAGATCCTGCTTTTGCACAAGATTGCTTAGAAATATATTCTTATGTTAGAGAATGTAATCCTACTACACATCTAGGAATACACACCAATGGAGGAATGCGAAATCCTGCTTGGTGGAAACAGCTTGCACAATATAATATTGAAGTTGTGTTTGCGGTTGACGGATTTAAAGGCAAACATGAATTATATCGTAAAAATACAAAGTTTGATAAAGTTATTGAAAACTTAACAGCATTTTGTAATGCTGGCGGAAACGCAAGAGTTGACAGCTTAGTTTTTGCACATAATGAATATGATGTAGACGATCTTGAAAAATATCTTCTAGAACTAGGAGTAAAAAAAGTAAACTTTGTTAGCACCACACGTTTTTACGAAATGACTTCTTATGAAGTTCATGATAATAGCGGCAATGTAGAATACACTATTTCACCTGCACAATCAGAACGTTTTAAACGCACACCTAATAAAAGTTTAATAAATTTAGTAGATAAAGATTATAGAGATGCTGCAATAGAACAAAGTAAGATAGATCCTAAATGCATAACTGATAAAGGAATATATGTTGACCCTTATGGTGATATATTTCCTTGTTGTTGGCTAGGAGGCGATTATTTAGAACAACCTATCGAAGAAAAATTGCCTATACATTATTTAAGAAATTTAAGTGTAGAAAATACTAAAGACATTTTAAGAAAAGTAGGAATACCTAATTGTAAAGATAATGTATTACATTTTGATAGTAACTTATTTGAAAGGCTACCGGATTTTTGGCAAGGTAAAGACAAATGTATGACTTGTGCAAGACAGTGTAGTAAGCTAGTATATGACGACAACAACAAATATTCCGTGGCATAATATTACTGAGTTTGGGCAGAAAACCCTCCTAAAGAGCCATCTTTTTACAGTTTCTTGGATCCTGGCTAGATTTTGTAATTATAACTGCTCTTATTGCTGGCCATACGCTAGATCTAGTACCCCGGACCACCATGATTTAGAAATTTACTTAAACACCCTTGATAGCATCAAAGCACAGGCTCGTGCAAATAACTTCACAGATTTCCACTTCAGTTTCAGTGGCGGCGAGCCTACAGCCTATAAATACTTTGGGGAGATTATAGATCATTACTGTAGTGATACAGCACCCGAGTATCAAAGTATACATATGACTACAAATTTGTCACCAGGAAGTAAATGGTGGAATAGGTGGTTAGATGCAACAAGCACTTTGCAACGTAAAAGTATAACAGCAAGTTTTCACGATGAATTTGCTAGTGAACAAGAGTTTGGAGACAAATGTCTGCAACTTATGAATGGAGGAGTTTATGTTACGATCAATCAAGTTATGGTTCCAGAAAGGTTTGAAGAGCTTTACTTCCGTTTGGAACGATTTGCCTCCAGAGGTATTAATGTCACTCTCAAGCCTCAGTCCAATGATACCGCCACAAGCGTGGTTGGAGGCTATACACATGAACAAGTTCGACTCATGCAAGAAGGATTCCCACAGCAGTGGCAAGGCGAAAAAGTCGCACAAATCGCACTCTACGATGACAAAGGAATAGAGTACGAATTAGATCAAGCAGAACGTTTTAATGCGTTTGGCTTTAACAAGTTTCAAGGGTGGACTTGCAATGCAGGTTACCAAGGAATAGTTATTCGTGAAAACGAAGTTAAACGCAGTTACAGTTGTCATGAAGAGCCTTTGGGCACATTGTCTGAAGGATTTGAAATATTCAAAGAACCACGCAAGTGTGTAACACCTACATGTGTTAGTTCGGCAGATAGTAAATTACCTAAGGTGAAATATGAAAGTTGATATAGAAGACGTTCTGTTTTGGATGGATGCAATTCGCAACAGCGAAGATAGATATCGCACCTTAGAAAGTTTTTGGAAAGGACAAGTTCGCAGTAAAACTTGGCTTGTTGAAGAACTTGAAAAAAATTTACCTCGATATCATAAAGAAAGAACAATAGCAATATATGGAGGATGGAACGGTGTACTGTCTAGCATATTATTCAACAGCAAAATTAATATTGAACATATTACAAGCATAGATATTGATCCTACGTGCGAAGAAATAGCCCGCACAGTAAATAAGCGTCAAGAGATGCTTGGAAGATTTAGTGCAATAACATCAGATATGACAACATACACAACAATGGCAGATGTTGCTATCAATACCAGTTGCGAACACATAACACAAGAACAATACAACCAGTGGTTAAGCAATCAGCCTGATGATGCAGTTATTGTATTACAAAGTAATAATTACTTTGAGCATGAAGAACACATACGCTGTTCAATTGACTTAAATGACTTTACAAAAATGAGCGGCATAAAGCCCTTCTATAGAGGTAGTATGGATACACCTAAGTACGAACGTTTTATGATTATAGGCAAAAAGAAATGAAATGGTACGACAGCGAGGATACACGACTAGGAAAGTTCCAGCGTGATTTAGAATCTAAGTCATCGTGTACTTTCTGTGTGCTTCCTTGGATACATCTTGCTACTCGTCCTAACGGAGATATGCGACTTTGTTGTACTGCTAATGCCAGTGGTGCGGGCGAGGATCACGAAGTAGGACTTGTTAAAGCAGAGGACGGAAAGCCCGCTAATTTCGCACGTACAACGCCCTTAGAAGCGTTTAACAGCGACTATATGAAAAGTGTACGCACAACTATGCTTAATGGTGAAATACCTGCTAGTTGTAAAGGATGCTTTGAAGAAGAAGCACAAGGCATTGTTAGCAAACGCATCTGGGAAACTGCTACATGGATGAACGATGAAGGCGTTGACGTAGAAGAACTTATTGCTCAGACTCAAGAAGACGGAACCGTTCCAGAGCAACTACAATACTTAGACTTGCGACTAGGACACACTTGTAATATCAAGTGCGTAATGTGCAGCCCGCATGACAGTTCAAAGTGGGTAGCAGACTGGCAAAAACTTATTCCTGTGTTACAAGACGAAGATGTAAAACGTCAGATGCGCTGGGACAAAAAAGAGTTCAACAACAAATGGTATGAAAAAGGCAAGTTCTGGGATGAGCTGTATGCACAAGTTCCAAACCTAAAGCAAGTTTACTTTGCTGGCGGTGAGCCGCTTATGATTGCAGAACATAAAAAGTTTTTGGAAGAAATTGTACGTCAAGGATACGAGCAAAACATATTGCTACGTTACAATTCAAACGGTATACTTGTAGACGAAGAACTAATCAAACTGTGGAGCAAGTTTAAGAAAGTCAAGTTTGCTATTTCAATTGACAGTTACAACGAACGTGATGAATACATACGCTTCCCTACAAAGTTTGCAGATGTAGAACGCACACTAAGATTACTAGACGACACGCCTGACAACATACACATAAGCATTGCAACAGCAGTACAAGTGTTCAATATAAAAACTATACCAGAGTTTGTCAAGTGGAAAGTCAACAGCAAATTTAAAAAAGTAAACATAGGACTAATTGACGGCAACGTAATGGGAGGTGGATTAGTAAATGCACACCTTGTACATATACCTACATTCTTAAACATTACCATGTTGCCTGAGGAAGATAAACTAGAAGTGCATCATAGATTTGCAAAACTAAAACAATGGCTGTGGGAAAACTACACACAGGATGATGACTTTTGGCTACATAATCCCAAAGGATGGAGACAGTGGGAAGGTATGTTAAAGTATATGGACAGTCGTGACAGTTCACACTTGCTGCCGGGCTTTAAAGAATATGTAAACAAACTGGATGCAATTAGAGGATTGTGTGCAGCAAAAACTTTTCCAGAGTTAGCACACCTGCTATGAAACTAACACGGATAATAAACACAAGAAGTTACGATGAGCTAGAAATTACATTCTGGCCCACAGACATTTGTAACTTTAATTGTCCCTATTGCTTTCCAGGCAGCACAGATGGCAAATATCGTTATAGTGATGTAGACGTTGCTCTTGACAAGTTTGAAAAGTTATTTGCACAATACAACAAAGCAAAATATCATTTGACTATTGCCGGAGGTGGAGAGCCAACGCTGTGGCCCAAACTAGAATATTTTTGCGAGCGTGTAAAGCAACTAGCAAATGTACGAATAAGTCTAGTAAGCAACGGCAGCAGAACACTACGTTGGTGGAAAGACAATGCAAAGTTTATTGACGAAGCAGTACTCAGTTGTCATGTGCATGATGTAGACATTTCACACTTTGTAGAAGTTGCAGACACACTATATGAAAGCGGCACAGAAGTTCTAGGTATGATGCTTATGGATGCACAAGAATGGAACCGTTGTGTAGACTATGTTAACATAATGCTAAACAGCAGATTGCCTTGGAACGTACAAGCAAAGGAAGTTGTAAGCAGCCCTGGTAGAGATGTTAACAGTTATACACAAGAACAGTTAGCCTATCTAAAAGATCCTATCAAACGCTTTACACTGAGCAAAGACATATCAGAATATAGACACGTAGAAAGTTTAGGCTTTTACGGAGACAAGCAATTTCCTGCAACAGCAAATACACATATAATGAACAAGCAAAACTACTTCAAAGGCTGGAAGTGCAATATGCCACTAGAACGTATTGCTATAGATGCTGGACTAAATGTTAGTGGAAGTTGCGGAGTAAAGTTTGATAAACTAGAACCTGTTGTTTGCCCTAAAGATTGTTGCGACTGTCAACCTGACACACACATTACAAAATCAATGCCAACTAGCAATATCTAAGATTTTTGCATCAGCTTTTTGTGTAAAGTTTATGTATAAATTCTTAACTTTTAAATTTAATCTAGCAACTAAATTTTCTTGCGCAAGTAGTCTGTGTTTTAAAGAATTTTGTGCAACAGTGCCTTCGTAAGAAAATATATTTGATAAATTTACTAATGTTTTTAAATTGGGATCTAAGTAATTTACAATAGATAATTCATTGAGTAAATCTGTATGAACAAAAACATATTCTATACCTTCCTTTCGCGGACAATTTTCTTGCCAATATTTTAATGCTTTTTCGTTATAATCGTAAAATATTACTTTGCCTTTGTCAACTAAGTCTAAATATAATGTACCACTAGCAGGTAAAACTAACTGTTCGTACTTGTCTGTGATTCCTGTTGTCCATTCAGTATTTTCTGTATGTACGTGTTCGTATTTACAGTAATAGCTTTTGTATTCGATTGCTTCCTTTTTCCAATAATAATCTTTTTCGCTTTCTGGATAGTAATGCTTCTTGTTATTTCTAATACTATCATCAAACACTATTACAGGCAAGTTATTTTCAAATGCTAGTCTTAACAAGTTCCATCCATGGCAACGATTTGCATATCGTACCTTGCGAGTGCCTGGCATTACAAATGTAGGTGTATAGTTGTCGTGTATGTTGTCTAAGCTACGTGCAGGTTCTGTCTGGGTGTGTGATGCGTGTAATTCCTTAAACCCCACTGTAGGGCTTTGTAAACGCTTAAAATGTGCCATATTAAGTACATAACACTGATGATGTACTTCATAATACGCATCATACATAGTCCTATCTAGTATGTGTCCTGCTATAAAAAAATCTTTTTTTACAAGTTCTTCTAATGCTTCAAAAAATGCAAATCCATTAATGTATTCAGTACCAGGGCTCATTACAACAGCATAATCAGTGGTTACACTTCTTAATAGCTCATCTTCGTCTTTACCTGTAATAACTTTATAACCTTTTACTAAAAGATTGCTTACTGTAAAGTCAGCAATATTTTTAATAGTTGTTTTTATATACTCGTTTGCATAGTTATCTATATCATCTACAATACAAAATGTAATCATTCTATGTTTACCTTAGTTAACGGAATGTCGGCAGCACAAGTACACCATTTGCGTGTACAAGTTATCCACTCTTCCGGTTGTTTAAAACTGCCGTCATATATGTTACCTAAACTTCCTCCTACTCTACAAGTAGCACGATGAACTTCACCGTCCCAATTAATCATTAAACTTTCAATACCGGCGGCACATTTCCACCCTTCAAATCCATTTAAATTTTCTTTAATAATATCGTTAGCGTGTTTTAAATTATTTTCATCTATTACACAATTTGGAAGCGCAGTTGCGTTAGTATCTAAAATCCATTTTAAATCTTTTTCTTTGTAACGCATATCGTCAAACCAATCATGCTTTTCAGTCCAGCGTATACGTCTTATGACATATGGCATGTTATGTCCGTGAAAACGTGCAACAGCCATTCTCACTTTATCCATATGTTCATGGTGTGCCATTACATTTACTTGAAATGGGATTCGATCTAAGTTTTCATTATGCTGACCAAACAACATAATATTATCCATGGCTCGTTCCCAATGTTCGTTATCAAAATGTAAACTAAACACATAATGATCTACAGGTGCTTCAGCATACCACGTGTAAGGCCTCAATCCGTTAGTGGTTACATTTATCCAGTCTAATCTTTGTCTTGCATGTTTTACAAGTTCTTCAAAGTCAGGATGTATACATGGCTCGCCACCTGTAAAACTTACACGTATAGGCTTGTCTAATTCTGCTAATGCATCTACTGTGTCTAACAAAACTTTTATATTAGTATGCGGACTAAAGTTGTCGTGTATTTCCGCAGGGCAATATGCACAATCTAAGTTGCAACGCTTGCCTAAGTTCCATTCAACCTTAATTGAATTTTGATGAGGCCATTTTGATGTTACTTTGTACATGTTACACCTTTGACTTTATTAAACTTTTTTAAGTCATCTTTTTTAATTTTTTGAGATATATCTGCTACCGGTATCATGCCTAAATTTTTATTTTTAAAATTAAATGATTGTTTTTTAAGCCACAAGTTTATATACATTTTTCTTAGTAAGTATATTGGATAAAAAGTTGTTGGTCCAAACTTAACCATAAAATCTGCGCTATAAAATTGCTGAGGGCGTATTCCGTCTGCTATAGTATCATTATCTTTAAATATGTCAAGAATTGTTTTTCCAACCTGACAATAATTAATATAAACAGTACCAGATGTCCATCTAAATGTAAAGTGCTTCATGTCATCTTCTGTAAGATTAATTATAGGCCTATCTTTAAATGTAACAACTACAGTAGGATGATTTTTTGTTCTAGTTTCTGCTTCTAGTTTGTGTATTAGAACATTAAACTTTTCAATAGCTTCTTGTGCTTCTGTATGAGCATTATTAAAAAACTCAGTACCTTCAATAACTTCGCCACGTAAATCTTCAAAGAACTTGTGCAGGTAGTTTAAATCTCCTTGCATATCAGTACTAGCACTACTAATATATCGATCAATATAAACACCGTGCTGTTTTATTGTATTAATACATTTATTAAGCTCGGGTATAAGGTTTTGTGTACCCCAGTTAGTAAATCTATCTGTTTCGTATAATGGATAATTTTTACAAAGTTCCTCGTACCATTTTTTAGCAATGTTAGTGTCTCTGACTTTAAATGGTATACTAATATCTTCTTTGCCGTTTGTTAATATTAAATTAAACATAGAATTTAAACTCCGGATTCACACTAAAGAAGTCTTGCCCGCGAGTTTTATCTAATGCACGATTAAAGTTTATACAGTCTTGCCAATGTGTGTCGTACATACATTTTGCTTCTAAGAAATTAATATTATCTTGTATTTGTTGTAATGTAACTGTTTTGAGCAACTCGTTTTCTTGTATAACAGCGTAATCAAGAATTTTAATTTGCATATCTTTTAAGTCACTAACAACCTTTTGTTTTAATTCTGGTGGTAGTGTTTGTGCAGACAGTGCCATAGGATAATTTACACGATGTGAATAAAATACAATGCCCATATCATTTAAGAAATAATCTATAACATCACAGATTTGCATTATATTATTTGCTTGTACAGTAAACGCACCTACTACACGACTTACATTAGGAAATTCTTTAAACACCTTGATGTTCTCTTCTATTTCTTCAAACTTGCCATTGCCTCTAATGTATTCATAGACATCGTGTATACCGTCTATGCTTACGTTTACAGCAATTGATTTAAACTTGGGCCAATAGTCATGTATAGTGCGTCCACCTTTTATGCCTAGTGTAGTACCGTTTGTAGCATACTTTATTTCTATATTTTCACCATATGGCGCAAGCATGTCTAGTATTTTATAATGATAAGGATCCATTAATGGCTCGCCACCTGCAAACTCTACACGTCTAAAAAACGGTAGTAGTTTTTCAAAACTATTCCACCAGTTATCACTGTTGTCAAATGGACCTATATACTTGCCTGGTGTATCTGTAAGTTTGTCTATTATTGGAATAAGAATATTATCTTCTTTTTCGTAATATGGTTTTACTTCGTTCCAATCTTTCCAACTTGTGCTGTCTAAAGGATTACACATACGACATTTTAAATTACACAAGTTGTTAAGTTTAATTTCCATAGTAGGAATTTCAAATGGCATTGCATAATCGTCGTCTAGTGCGTCTAGTGCGTTAGGATACAAGTTTATACGTGCTTCTGGTATAACTCCTGCTATATGACGTTGTCGTAAGCTCTGTACACCCTGATCCTCTAAGTCAAAGCAAGGTTTGCATACTTCTGGACGCTCGTCATTTAATACTTGTCTGCGTACTTCACGCATGGTGTCGTTGTTCCATGCTTGTTCTAAAGTTTCGTCTTGTATGTAGCCAATAGGAGCACTGCGGCAGCAAACTTTAATTGCTCCGTCCTCTCGTGTAGCAAGTCCTGTAAAAGGATGCATACAGAATGTACAACTATTCGACTTCACCTAACGCCCACTCCCGTTCTCTACACCAAAAGCATTCTCCGCATATTGGAACAGGGTTACCCGGTGTATATGTTTTATAATTCAAACCTTCAAACTCTCCTTCACAACTACGAGTAATGTCAAACAAATCTAGAATATCGTAATTATAGTATTGTTGTATAATCCAGTCTTTCTTAGTATACACGAAAGGATGCACAATGTCAACTCCCATATGTTTCATATGTAAAGGTAATACACCTTCATCTCGTTCGGGTAATCCGCCGGGTACGTCTTCTGGATTTTTAGTAACAGCAGCATACCATGCATCTAAGTTATAATTATGTATTACCCATTCGTTGTGAGCTCTAAGTATAATTCTATTGCCAGGTTTTACTGCGCCGTATTCATCAGTAATAAAAGTTGTATTAGGTTCTTCCATTTCGGGCGGTATAAAGTTTTCTAAATGTTCTATACGATTAGGAAAATTATACTTAAACCATCTAACAACTTGCTGAGCAACATGACGCTGCCAAGGTCGTGTTTTCCACATTCGTATTTGTGTAGTAAAATAAATGTCTGCATTAGTTTCTTTTAATATAAGATATGCTAGTAAAGCACTGTCTGCTCCGCCGCTTAAACTAATACCTATACGCTTCCACCCAGGATTCAAGAACAAGTTCATGCTTATACTTATTCGTTAAATATCTGTATGCTAGAGAGAACTGAATATACTGTAAAAGTTCCTAAAATTAACGAAGATTTTGAAAATTTTAAAACTACGTTAAATCAGCCAACTGGAGATTTTTTCTACGATCCGTGGGAAATTAAACCAGAGTATAAAGGAACAGTTTGGGAAAAATTGCTTAAGAGCTTGCCTGAGCCTCACGGCGAAGCTCGTGTAATTGTAATGCAACCTGGTACTACTTATATGGCTCATGCTGATATTGATAATCGTTGGCATCTAAATTTACAAAGCGAACAGGCTTATCTAATTAATTTAGTTTCTCAAGATATGCATTTATTAGAAAAAGACGGATACTGGTATTATATGGATGCAGGAAATATACACACTGCGTCAAACTATGGTAGTATTCCTAGAATACAGTTAGTTGTAAGAGAACTATTAACAGCAACAGAAATAGAAGAACTTGCACAAGTTACAATTAAACCGGCAATGCCGCAATATGATTATAGATATAAATTTGACAATATAATTAGCCCATGGCTTAATACTGCTAATAAAGATGGTGTTATAAAAGATTTTGAGGTTGACGGCGAAGTTGTTAAATTTAAAATACCAATTACAGAATTAAGTTTAAAATTGCCAAAGGAGTTTCGCATTGAAGTGGAAACCATATCTTAAACTAAGCGAAGAAGGCAATCCGTGCATGGCTCAACAAACTTACGAGCCTTTAGTTAGTGAAGACGGAAAAACTTTCTGTAAAAATTATGCTTGGCCGAATGATTATCAATATATGGAAACAAAAGATCGTCCGTTATATACTGACGAAGTTGTTGAATGGTTTTGGTTTAATGAACTTACTTATTTAGAGGTCTTTAAAGATAAACCTTACGCACCTGAAGTTACTGATATTGATTATGTTAACAGAAAAATATATCTTAAATGGAATGAGGCAAGTTGTAATCAAATAATTTATAGTGGGCTGCCTTGGCCGCAAAATGTTTGGCGTCAACAAATTAAAGATATTATGCTTGACATTTACAATGAGGGCGTATATAAATTAACAATGTATCCTCACTGTCATTATATAAGCAGTGAAGGAAACATGCGAGCAATTGACTGGTACGGATGTGTACCTGTTGAAGAGCCTTACATCGAAGAAAAATATATGCAAGGCATAATTCATGAAACTGCTCAATTTCGTTTAGAAGAAACAGGTGCAGCGGTAGACAATGTTTTAAATTTAGAGACTATGTTTAAGAGAAGTTTAGGCACTCATGTAAAATGGGGAGACCAAGATATGAGCTACATATACAAGGAAATTTTTAAATGAATATTGTAGTGTTTGGACATAGTATTGGATTAGACGACGGAGTTCAAGAAGATCATTGGACTCGTTATTTAGAAAAAAGACTTAGTACAAATGTAGTTAATAAATGTGTAGCACAATGTAGCGAAGAACGCATTTTGTTTAATTTGAAAAAAACAAAAAATATTGATTTGGCAATAATTATTCATACTCCTCCTTGGGCAATATTTGTTCCAACATGGGACAGAGACATACAAAACGTAGACAAGGATAGTTTTAATAGTAAAGTTGATATTTTAAAATTTTTAGATAGTGCAGGAATTACAGGTACTGAAGAAATAGATGAAGCTGTTGATTGGTATTCCGTAGTATCTAACGGAATGATACAAGAATTGTTTAAACGCTATGGTATTGAATTTGAAGAGATGACTCCTGGTATACAAGAGTTTTTAGATAATGGAAATACTACAATTATTAAACAAGAATTTTTAGAACTAGTTGAAAAGAGTAAAGGAGATGTAGAATACTATAATAGTTTATTTGATGCATTAACTTTATTTAGAAAACATTTATATCATCCGGATTTGGCAATGAATAGATATTACGGAGCTCTAATACAAATTGATCAATATATAACAGCAATGAATATACCGTGTATTCATTTGCTAGATAATCCTGCTTGGTATCCTAAATGGTTTAAATTTACATCAGGTATTGTTGATACAGAATTACAAAAAACAAAACGAGAAACAGGACCTTATTATGTTGGGTATAATAAATCCTGTAATGCATTAAACAAGGAAGGTAACGAACTAATATATAATAAAATAGTTGAATTGGCTGCGGGGGCAGGATTCGAACCTGCATTCACGAGTTAACCGCCCGCTGCTTTACCAACTGTTAGCTACCCCGACTTCCGGAATGGGTCATAAGACTCCGTAGACCGGCATATTATTTATAGAAGGAAAATGAATTGGCAACGTATTTAGGAACAACAGACGGCATCATTGACTGGGATCCTATTGTAGAGATTTGTAAGGATTGTACAACAGGAGACTACAATTCAGTTAAATCAGTTGTTGAACGATCTGAAGGCAATTGGCGTGATAATCCAGAGCTACTAGGAAGGTACCATGAGATTATTAATACCTGGGATGATGCTGGATATAACTTAGAAGAAATTGAATGGTGGGACTATTATCCCGGTGAACATTTTGATATAGAAATACAAAACAAATTTGCAAAAATAGTAAATGCAGAACCGTTAAGAGTTTTTGTAAGTGATGTACGTCCTGGAACAAACGTACCATATCATTGGGACGTTGAAGACAATGAAGAAGAATGGTTAGCACAAGGAGAACTAAAACGCTGGGTTTGCTTTATGGATAAGCCTCGCTGGGGTAGTGTGTTAATATTAGAAGACAAAGCATTTCATAATGTGCCACAAGGTGAAATATGGGAATGGGATAATTACAGAAGTTATCACGCAGGAACAAGTTGCGGTATACATCATCAATATTTGTTTCATTTTTTAGGGAGACCCAAATAATGGTAAGAAGCATTGGAGTATGTAACACAATCAACTGGGATGCAGTAATTAAAGACTGCGAAAATTCAAATCCTGAGTATGTAGGACCTAGTCATAAGCGTGGAGATAATATACCTGGTTTAGATCCTATATTAGACATGTGGGAAGAAGCAGGATATAAAACTGTACACGAAGGTGGAACTGCTGGATGGGATATGTTTATTCCAGGTAAACAATTTGACACAAGCATAGTAGATGCTTGGAACGAACACTACAATTTAGACTGTAAAAATGTTTGGATAAGCAGAGTATGGCCCGGACGGTTTGCTCCTATACATTGGGACGTACACGATGACGAAGAAAACTTACCCGAATGTGCAAGATATCACTCGCATATTGGTAAGCCTCAGTGGGGACATATTTTTATTGTAGACGATAAATGTTTGTATAATAGAACACAAGGTGAAACGTTTAGATGGGAAAATAGAAAATTATGGCATGCAGGAACTAACTGTGGTACAACACCTAAATATATATGGAATGCTTGGTAAGGAGAAAAGATGGAAAAAGTATTATCAGAGATGCCTAGAATATCAGTTTTTACTGATGTACTTACAGATGAAGAATCAGATTACTATGTAAAAAAATACAGTGAACTAGGAATGAATCCTGATGCAGGATTAGAATCACGAGAGCAAACAAATGGGCAAATCACAGAAGAAGTAGAACAGCGTAGTATTAGCTGGGATACTGATAACGAAGATAGAGAGTTTTTTAAAAAACGTCTTGCAGAAACAGTTGGATTTCCGATTGAACATATAGAAGCAGGCGATATTTATAGATATCAACCTGGACAGTATTTTGGTCTGCATCACGACTTTCCTTACACTCCAGAAGAAATTGCATATTATGAAAAAGGTGGTGACAGAAAAGCAACAGGTATTTTTTGGTTAACAGGTGACTTCGAAGGCGGTACTTGTGATTTTCCTGAACTAGATGTATCAGTAAAGCCTGTAAAAAATGGTATGTTTTATTTTGAATATGACTACGAAGATGAAGCAATTAATCAGTCAACTATACACGAAGCAATGCCCATAACAAAGGGAGAAAAATGGATCGCAGCATTTTTTATTGCTAATGGTCCAAGAGTAGAATGAAGTTTTATATAACAGGTAGTACAAAGGGGCTAGGAGAATATCTAGCAAAATATTTTCATTGTAAGAGCTTTAACAAGCCTCTTGCATTGAATGAAGATATTGATTTAATTTGTGATAGTATTGATGAAGGTAGCACTGTTATATTAAATGCACATGCAAGTCAATTAGAGTATGTAGAACGTTTGAAAGATAAGTGTAAACTAGTTGTTATGGGCAGTATTGCAGCAGTAAATTTTGATCCTGAAATGGCAGAATACAGCAAAGAAAAATGGGAACTGGAAAAAAACGTACAACAGTTAGCATTACACAACAAGTATCCTATGTTGTATTTACAGTTAACGAGTAGCAGTTATCGTGATTACCAAATGATTGCAAACAGTATAAAGTTTTGGTTAGAAAATCCAGACATAACTTTTATAGGGTATAATATAAATGACTAAGAAAATAGTAATTACAGGACATACCGGCGGCATTGGTAAAGCAATATATGATAAATTTACAGAAGTAAGTTGTCATGAAATTATAGGTATGAGTCGCAGCAATGGTTATGACATCGAATCAGACTTTGACAAAGTTGTAGAAGAAGCAATTGGTGCAGAAATTTTTATTAACAATGCTTATAGAGACGAACAGCAACTAAAACTGTTTCATGCACTTAAAGATAAAGTTGATATGATGGTTGTTATGGGCAGTGTAAGTAGACATTATCCCGAACTTATTCCTACAGATTATGTGCATGACAAACAAGAACTAGCAGAAGCATGTCGTTTAGAAAGCATCAATCCAAACGGTATTCCTATATTACATTTAGATTTAAGTTTTATCGAAGGCACTGAAATAAACAACAATGACCCTACAGCATTTAAAAGCGATTATAATACTAGTTTTGAAGATATAGTTGACACAATTATATTTTGGGCTCAAAAGCCGAGCATACGTCAAGTCGAATTTCGTTGGAAGTTAACTGAACAAGTACGTGCAGAATTAGAACGCATTAATCCAAATGTAGATTTTTCAAGAGTCGAATAAATGTCGTTCTAATCTAATACAAATAAAAAGCCAATCTTCGTCTGACGGGTTCCATAATGCATGTGGACTATTTGTTGCATCAAATATGTATGCATCATACAATCCCATATTATCGACTCTATCGTCTACTTTTAACTTAACTACGTCATTAGACTTTATGTTGACTAACAATGAATAGTTAGGACGTCCATCGTCTCCGTCAGTGTGCGTTGGCAATATACTAGAAGGAGAAAACCAAAAAATTAATGCTTCTCTAGCAATATCACATTTATCTAGATAAAGATTTTGTTCTTTTAATAAATTTTTTACATACGGGTGCGGCCAATCATAATCTGCATGATATGAATAAATTACCCTCCATTCGGATTCTTGTTTTAATAAGTATTGACTTTCTTTAGGAAAACGGCATAACAACTCTTCTGTTAGTTCGTCACTTGCTGTTTCGCATGATGAAGTAAGATGTGCTATATTGTCTTTATAATGTAAAAAACTCCAAGATTCAAAATCATCATATGTTGGATTTTTTAATATGTTTTCTTTAATGTCATCAACATCTAAGTTTTTAAAGTGTGATTTTACATACGTTACTAATTCTTTTACTTTAGATAACGCATCACCTTCTAAAACTTTTTTAACTCCGATATCTTGTTTTATATCCATCGTTCAAATCTTTCTAAATTAGCAAAAAACTTTTCTGGATGTATTTCCCATACAGTTTGATCTGTGTGTCTATAGTGTACATCTTTAATTTTAGATACAATACCTAGTTTAGCAAGTGTAGGAAAGTAATAGCTATGCACAAGGCGTTGACTTGCTTCTTTACTAGCATTTGATGTAGCAAACATTCGTCCACGTCCTGCAACCCATTCTATGCACTGCGGCAGCAAAAATTGGTCTGTTAAATTTTGATGTTCTGCTACAAGACGTTTAGGAGTAATTAATCCTGCGCCCTTTCGTTCTTCTGCAAACGTACACACACGAGTTAGTATGCGATATCCGCCTGGCATAACATCATCAAAAGAGTGTGCAGCAACACTACCTACAGCATTATTGTTATTGTAAAGTATCCAAGCATTCCATTCACGTTCATTACGAAAGCAATCTATCATTGCTTTTTGACTAGAGTTATTAACAAACCCTCGACGACTTGCTTCGTTATAAAAATTAGTTAAGTCTAAACCTTCGTGCCATTCAACAGTTTTATACATTAGAATGCTTCCTTCTTTTGTAATAGCAGCTCGTCAACAACAGGAATATAATCGTAATTGTTTATAAGTTCGTTTAGTTTTGGATTTAATTTTTCAAAGTCTGCGTTTGTTACTTTTAATAATTTTTTATGCCAAGCAACAAAATAGTTGAACAAGTTTTTACTGTCTTGCTCCATATAACCTAGTAAATCATTATAGCCATATTCTAACAAATAAGATTTTACATATTCTTTATAGTCAGTGGGCATCGCAATTAACGACATAAAATCAGGAGTAATTAATGCATCTTTACTTCTAGTAAATTTTGGAAAGTTTTCGTCTAAAAATTTATCAAGTAAATGCAAGTAATTTACGTTATAAGGAGTTACTACACAATGTATTACAATGTTAGTTTCTCCTTTTCTGTTGTCGTACAGATCATGAAAGTATTTTAAATTTTCTTTAACTTTATTCCATTCTGCACCAATTCGAATAAATTCAAACAATCCTTCAACAGCATCGATGCTTATATTTAAATCAAGATATTTACAGTTTAAGAAAACATCTTCAACTACTCCGTTAGGAATAAGTGTTCCATTAGTTGAGCCCACTACCTTTAAATTTTCGAGTTCGCCTGATTCTTTAACTCTGTTACATATATCTGTAATATTTTTACTAAGTAATGGTTCTCCGCCAATTAACTTTATAGTATCTAATTTTGAAAAGTCAACATTTTTATATAGAGTAGTATTGTATGCAGGAGACGAAGCACGACCAAACAAATTTATTTCTTCTTTAATCCATGCTGTGCTTCTTCCTGATGAACAAATATTACATTTTAGATTACACGTATTGTCTAATTCAAATTCCATAAATGTTAATTTTGGTTCAGTAAGTACTCCATAATGTTCGATTGATTTTTGACGCATTGATTTCACACCAACATCTTCTTTAACCCAACATTCGTGACATTCGTCAACACGTTCTCCACTATCTAAACGCTTTCGTAAAGTATCCATTTCTCCGTGTAAATACTCGTTTTCAATATCGTCAGTTTTTAATCTAATATTACCTCGATACAAACAACATGGTAAAATATCATGATTGTCACCGTCGTCTGGTAATAATACTACACTATTATAAGTTAGTGGACAGTGTTTCATTTATAAATCTCTTTAGCAGCTTCCATAACATCGTCTCGAAAGTTTGTTTTAAAACTTTCAAATGCTAGTAGTTGTATTTCTTTATGCGGTGTAGGTGCTTCTACATCAATGCCCATAGAAGCCATTTTAGGAAATAAGTCTGCTTGTCTATCTTCACTAATATGACTCATTACACTACGCAAACTTATATCATTATCAGCTTGATCATAAGTAAAGAAATAATTCATACTTTTAAGTTTACCGTTTATAATAAAGTAACTTGACGGATGCAAACTGTATTTGGTTAATCCTAAGTCTTTGTGTGCTTGTAGTATTTCGAGCATCTGTTTATCCCAGTCAGGCAATACCTGTGAGTAGTCTGTTCCTACACAGCCGGCAAGTTCCCACATATCAGGTCCATCTATTTCTAAATAAACTTTTCGTTCCTTTTCGTCGATACTAAACTTAGGAATATGTTCAGGATAGTGTGTTTTCATTATCCTTAAAAATTTAACCTCACGTTCAAATTTTTCATCCATCAACGACGGGTCAACAACTTGATTATGCCCACCGTGATAATTTTCGTCGTTGTAGTACCATTGACAAAAAAGTCCGTTTTTTGAAATTAAGCTAGTATAAATTAGATTATTTCTACATAACCCTTTGCCAGGAACGTTGTTGTAATAATATTCATAATTCCCGTTCATGCAAATACTTATCTGGTAAGTATATGTATGATTAGAGGAATTGGTGGCAAACCATACATTAACTTAGATCCTTATTTAGACATAAAGGGTTTTAGGAATCTGCATCCAGAAATTTGCAAAGGTTTTGCATTAGCAAGAGATTATGCAAAAGAAGGAACGTGGATGGCTCCTGGCTTTGACTGGAAGGACGCTTCTTATATTTTAAATTGGAAACCGATTTATCAAGCGTGGGATGACTATCAGTCATTGCCAGACGACCACCCTATTAAGGTAGAAGGCAATAAAATATTACCAACAGACTTTGGCGACTATAGGCAACGAAACATTTTTACAAGATATTTAAAAACAACTATGGGTGCAAATGACCCATACATATATTATTTTTTATGGAATGAAGGAGATTGGAATGAAAGGAACGCTGAACGTAAAAAAACTGAAGAAGCTATACACTTTCCGGGTGTCGTTAAGTGGGTTGAAAACCTCCAAGAAGAAGGTATCATTAGCCAAATCGGAAGGGTAATATTTTTCCACTGTGATCACAATGGTAGAGCATTTGAACATAGAGACTTAGATGCAAATAACGGAGTAATGGATGATAAGCAATATAGTCCGCACAATAATGAATTTATACATATACGCTATCGCACAAAAAGAGGATTTTATATTTGGGATCCTGAAAGCGAAAATAAACATTACTTGAATTGTAATGCAGCGTTTTGGAATGATCAAGATTGGCACGGCGGAGAAAGTAGTGCTGAAGTAGAATACGGATTAAGAGTCGATTGTAAATTTACTCCTGAATTTAGAAAAGTGTTAGGCATAAGTCATTTAGAGAATTACTAATGAATATCGGGTTTTTTGGCGATAGCTTTAGCCACGAAAACAATAAGATTATTCAGATTGCAGATGGCTATAAAACTTATATACACCTCTTAGAAAAAGAGTTTAAAACAAAAATATCAATAAAAAGTAGAGGAGGCTGTTCGCACTGGGACATCATCTTAAATCAGTTCTTGCCAAACAAAGACAACTTGCCTGATATTTGTATTTTTACTTGGCCTGATAAAAACAGATTTTTTCATAGAAAAATTAGGCATATACGCAGACAAGAAGCGTTAGAGTATTCAAATACAAAAAACAAATTTTTAAATATAAATTATAGTAATGGTTTATACAAGAAGCAATGGAAAGCAGCAGAACTTTACTATAAAGATTTATTTGATGAAGAAAAAAATGATTTAGAATATCTTTCTTCATTATACTATTTTGATAATGTAATTTTAAAAAATATTCAAAACAAAAAATTTATACATTTATGGAGTTTTGAAAATGTTTATAATTGGAATAATAATATTACATTAAAAACTCCTTTAGTTAAAATTGCAGAAAGTGTAATACCTAATTATCACGAAGGACCGAGAGAAACAAATAAAAATTATCTAGCAATGAATCATTTACCTGGACAAGAATTAAATGATATTGTGTTTGAAAAAGTGAAAGGATTAATAAATGAAGTATGTAAATAATTGGAAATACAATATTCATCCTTTACTTAGGCAACGTGTATTAGATACCGAAGGACAGGCCCGGCCTAGAGATTGGCCTCCAGCATTTGCAGTTGAGAGTGATGAATACAAACGTGCTGAAGAAGCAGGTTACGATTTATCGGCTGTACACTGGTGGGTTTATGAACAAGAAAACTTAGGTCCTGTAGTACTACCTTTAGAAAATAATTATCATTGGTGGATTACTAAACTATATCCAGGACAGTTTATGCCAATGCACAGTGATCCGCACACACACGAAAGTCCTTGTAAACGTTATTGGATTCCGTTACAAGATTACGAACCAGGACATATTTTTATATATAAGAAACACTTAATGACTGACTATAAAGCATTTGATGTTTTTACTTACGATAAAAGTACAGATATGCACGGAGCAGCTAACATAGGGCATACTCCGAGGGTAGTTTTACAAGTTACAGAATACGTATAAATTCTTTATTTTTTGGTAAAACGTTAAGTTCGTTTTTAATAACCTCAACATTATTTTTAGGACACATACTGCATTCGTCTATATGACAATATATGTTAGACATAAATTTATCAATTTCTTCGTCTGTACAATTAGCTAAGTCTAATCCTTTATATTTTAAATACTTTTGCCAATCTGGATCATCTAAAGATCCGTGTCTTGCCAAAAATGTTTCAAGTGTACCTAAAGCTGCACACTTATAAATTCTGCCGTCTCTAAGCAAAGCACAAAAATTACTAGGGCAACTGTTCCAGTAAGAAGATTTCGGATCGCCTTCGTCATAAGGTTTTGGCTTTCCGTCTACAAATTTTGTAATAGTACTAAAATAGTCTGACTGAATGTAATACACACCGTATCCGTGATCTCCCATCCAAGCTCTGTCATTACCGTCTAAGTCGTCAGGAGTAAAATTAGTAGTGTCTAACCATTGTCGCCATTCGGGACCACCATCTTCTCTGCTGATAATTTTTCTCCACCATTCTTCGGCAGTACTTTCTTTTAAATCAAGTTTATCAGCTAAGTCTAATGTAGCCTGTATAATTCTGTTAGAATAACTTTTATCGTTAAATGCAGAAGTATGATCGCATACTTGTATACACATGTTATATTGTTTAGCTAAGTCTGCTACTAAATCTAAATTTTTACTTAGTAACATGCCGTTTGTAGGAAAAATTATTTTTGAATCAGGTTCCAATGATCTAAGATAGTCTAATATTGCCTTACACTTATCAATATATAATAAAGGTTCACCACCTAGTACTCCCCAGATGTCTACATTAAATTTTTCGTGAGCTAGTCTTATACTTTCTTTTATACCTTCTAATTCAGGATCGTCAGAAGTGCCTCTTACATGATCACTCCTTGTGTCGCATTGACTACAAGCTAAGTTGCACTTGTTTCCATAAAATATGTCAAGTATTTTAATTTCTCTTTTCATACTGTTTCCTGTAGCTATTAGCTACTAAATCTATAAAATCATACTTTCTATTGCCAGGTATACCATGTGCAATTAAATGTGTGCGTGGGTGCATACTTTGATTTATTACACTATGATATTTACGAATATTTATTATAAATGCCTTTCCGGCTAAAAACGGAACTATGCCCTCTCCTTCTAACGTCATTTTACACATAGGGGGATGTGTAATTGCTACATTAATAGGTACACCAAAGTCCAACATATCTATGCCTTGCTCTCCTGGTAGTCGCCCCGGAGCATCACTATGAGGAGATATTTCTCCTCGTCCTTCTAGTTGCATAAATCTAATACGTCTATATGTTTGATACGGAAAGTCTTCCCAAAACTTTTTTATATGGGGCGTTTTTTCACTTAGACTTGTCCATTTGTACGGCACTTCTGATTCGTCTTTCCAGTCTCCGTAATTAGTCCATGCTCCTGTTTTGTCTACATCAATTCCGTGTATACAAGAACTCCTCCAGCCAGGATGTTCACTACCTCTATGATCTACATATTCAGCAAATCGAGTTTCGCTTTCCCACAGCTTATGCGGAATGTCTATATCTAATTCTAGCCAAGCAAAGTCGCTTCTGTTCAACAACCAACTAGCAATATCGTAATTAGTTGAACAATATCGAGGTGCTTCTGGAAGTGTTGCGTTAAAATCTTTGTTTGCGTTATAGAATTCCAAGGCATTCATAAACATATTTATGTGCGTATATTACTGATAAGTATGTATATGGTTAAGCTAAAAATTCCACATTTAGAGTGGCACGTTGCTCACGCTTGTAATTTTACGTGCGAAGGGTGCTGCCATTTTTCTAATATGGGTCCAACTACTCCTATAAGTTTTGAAGATATAAAAGATTGGTATAATACTTGGGCGCCTAGACTTGCTCCAAAAACTATAGATATATTAGGTGGTGAGCCGCTATTGAACAAACGTATTGTAGATATTGTAGAACTAACAAGAAACAAATGGGACGATCCTTATTTAGAAAGACTTGACATAACCACTAATGGTGTGCTATTATATAAGTATCCTGATTTGCCTAAAGTGCTTAGTGACAATAATTGTGGTTTAAAAATATCAAAGCATGGAACAAACACTGAGTATAATGAGCTTTGGAAAAGCATAGAAAGTATTGCATTAGAATGGAAAGAGAAATATAATATTAATGTAGACTTTTGGAAATCAGACGTTGTGTGGTTTGAGATGTACAAAGGGTTTGGCAATAGCATGGAACCTTTTGAAGATAATAACCCAGAAGAAAGTTGGAATAATTGTGTAACAGGACAAGATTGTTTTCAAATACATGAAGGCAATATTTACAAATGCGCACCGCTTGCATACTTACCGATGACAGGACAAATGTATAATTTGTCAGATAAATGGGATCATTATTTAACTTACAAACCAATTACACCAAATTGTACAGATAAAGAATTAGAAGATTTCTTTAATCGTAAAGCAGAAAGTTATTGTGGAATGTGTCCTAAGAATCCAAAAATTTTAAATAGAAAAAATGATCCACGCCTATCAAAAATACATTACGAGGAAATAAAATGAAAAAAGGTAAAATTATTATTATGGAATGGATGTGTGACTACAACTATTTCGACGATGAAACTTTTGCACCTGTTAGGGAAGCATTGGTTAAAAGAGATTTAGATCAAGCAGCAGCCGAAGGATGTAATACAGTTTTAGGCATTTTATTTTTAGACGGGTTTTTGCCTATTAAAGACAAACAAGCATTTATTGATTATATTCAAGAATTAAAAGATTATGCTGAATCTGTTGGAATAACTGATATGAGACTTGCAAGCGGCCACGGCGAAGACTTTGAAGGCTTGCCTGTGCCACATTACTTTTTTGACAATGTATTTAGAATCACATTTAATGCATACAGAAACTTGATGGATCGACTGCCTCAGTCTTGGGATACTTCACAGACTAGAGCATTGATGCTAGGTGGTATGCCTGATCGCTGCAATCGAATTGGATTGCTTGCTAGATTTTACGATGAAGGTATGGTAGGTAAGGATCTTGAGTGGAGTTTCTTTCCACCTTGGGCACCATTGGATCAGCAGTGGTGCAGAGACTATATGCGAGAAACTTTTCCAGATTGGACAGACGAAAAGTATGAAAAGTTTCTTAAAGATTGTGAAAAAAGATTTGACGATAGATACTTAACTTGTATGCCTTGGTATGGAAATTATACTACAGAAGAATTTGACGAGCCTTGGTATACAGTTAGAGATACTGAGTGGGTTCATAATCCTACGCTAATTGATATTGGTGTTTACGAAAATTGTTTGTTTGACGTAGTAGCAGAAGGTCCTAATTATTGGGGCACTGGTAATTATCAATTTTTAACAGAAAAGATATGGCGTCCTATTATGCATAGACGTCCTTTTATACTTGCAGGTTGGCCCGGACAATGGGAGTATTTAGAAAGATTAGGTTATAAAACATTCAAAGAATATTTGCCAATACCTGATTACGGAATGATAGAAGATGACGAAGAACGTATGGCGGCAGTAGTAGAAAATACAAAATATCTGCTAACACATAGAGAGCATGATGAAAAAATTCGTGAAGATGTAGAATACAATTATAACTTAATACTGCAAAAAAATGAATACCAGAAAAAAATGTGGCGTCATTGGCACGATGACTTAGGAATCGATTGGTGGCAATTAGAAAAATTTATTGTTAACAGAATCGGTTATTCGGATATTATTATACCTGTTCCTGAAGAGTTTTTGCCAGAACGTATTGAAGGTAGAGATAGAGTTTATGGAGGTGGCGGCGCAACGTGAAGAAATGTTCTGCATTTTGGAAGCATACTAATGTAAGAGGCGATAACAGAGTATTTCCTTGTTGTCGTTTTAAAAAGCCTGTTGACACCTTTAAAGGTAGTTTGGAGGATATTCTTATATCAGATGTATACGAAGAACTTAGGAATACTGATGTATCTAAAATGCCTGAGTGTGCTAAGTGTATGTACGAAGAACACAAAGGAAGAAAAAGTTTACGACAAAAATTTAACGAAGCATATGATACTGATACAGTAGGGTTAGAATATTTAGAAATTGGGTTTGACAATATATGTAATCTAACCTGTGACGGTTGTTGGGGAGAGTTTAGTAGTGCGTGGAGTAAAAAACTCAATCCTGATGCGCCTAAAAGTCTACATTATACAAGTATTGATGAAATTACTTCAGTTCCAGATACAATAAAAAAAGTAGTATTTTTAGGTGGTGAACCGTTAATGACTTCACGCCACGAAAAGTTTTTAAATTTAGTAAAAGATCCTAGCAAAGTTGAAATAACTTATAACACTAACGCAACATTTATGTTATCTGAGCAACTTATAAGTTTATTAAAACAGTTCAAAAATGTACATTTTATTGTTAGTATTGATGGATATAAAGAGCTAAATGAAAAAGTTCGTAGCGGAACAAAATGGATCGATGTATTAAACTTTATTGAACAAGTAAAAGATAATAATTTTTCGATGAGTATTAATAGTGTGTTACATTTAAACAACTGGCACGGAATGCCCGAGCTAGAAAGTTTTGTAAAAACCTTAAATGTTGATTGGGAATTAAATATATTAACTTATCCTTTACATCTAGATGTTAAAAATTATAGTGACAAAGAAGAAGTAAAAACAATTATTAACGCTACAAATATACCAAACAAAGAATATGTCCTCAACCATTTATCATAATATACAACAGATTGCTACACAAGAGGCAAAGTCTATCGAAAACTTATTACAGCATTTTACAAATGTAATTGAAGTTGACGATAGCCCAGACTTAACGGATATCCATCCGCGTGATCGTAATGATATTAATTTAAATTTTATAGTTGTAGATGACACGCTATTTCCAAAAACTTATAAATTATTAAAAACAATACCAGAATTTATTGATGCAAACATAATCGGGTTTGGGCCACAGTCTCAATTATATCCACATGTTGATACTGTAGAATTAGAACCGTATGCAGAAATAGATTGGCTTAGTGTGTATATAGGATTGTTTGTTCCTAGTTACGATGCAGATAAAGTTGGAGTTAAAGTAGGAAAAACTGTTTACAATCATAAAAATACTATTATCTTTGATACACAAATTCCTCATAGTGCTTGGAACTGGACAGACGACTGGTGGGTGTCAATTAGAATTGCTGTCAGAAAGTGTTAGTACTTTAATCTTTTTAGTTTTAGAAACTTCTGGAAGTGTAATTTTTTCAGCCCATGGACAAAAAGCACATTGTGATTGTGGCTCTAATCTAGTTTTAACCCACTCGTTAAATTCGTCAATTGTACAACCTAAATCTGCACTTGCTAAGTCTTTGTACTTTCCGTCTATCTGAAAAGTTTTTGATAATTGTGGCAATATTGCTTGTCTAGCACATCTATAAAATCTTCCTTCTAAGAAGTACATACATTCTGAAGCAATACATTTTTTATGTGACTCTTTTGGATCATAAAGTTTATCCCAAGTAAGTTTCTGTCCTGGTTTTGCAATTAAGCTCTCTTTATAAAACAACCAAGACTCGCTTATTTTCCCCATATACTTTCCATCTAGTGAAAGTTCGTAATGCCATACTGCGTCTTCGTGTGAATCGTCAAAATACTTTTTCCACGTAATCTTAGGAAAATTGTTATTAAACCAAGCAAGTGTACAACTCAAATCTTTAGGTGAATGTGCAGATATTTCTAAACGCCAATTTCTTTCTGGCCAGTCACTGGGAATTCTGTCCAAGTTTCTTCCATTTGTAACTATCCATTTATTATCATGATTAGGCCAAACAGTTTCTACTTGTTTCATCCAATCATTCAGATACGGATTAGTAGTAGGCTCACCACCTAAGATTGTTATCCAGTCAAAGTAAACTTTGTCTTTTAATTTATACAAATCTTCATGTGGCTTAAAATGTCCGCCCCAATTTAAGTTATTGTAGGTAAAACAACTATCACAGCCAATGTCGCATGTATGACTGATGTACAAACTAAGTTCCGGTAATATAATCATTATTACATATTTAACCAGGACTAGTCTTTTTTACTGTAGAGATGATTAAATACATTAATATTAGCAGTAAAGGAGAACGAATTGAAGGTAACTGAAATACCAGGGCTTGGGTCATTTGGGCATTATATTGACGATGTTGACTTTGATAATTTGTCTCGAGAAGAATGGTTTGAAATTGGTAAATTACATTTAAAAGGTTTAGTAACAATACTTAGAAATGTAAAAATTTCTAGAGATGACTACGTAGATAGAATAAGACAATGGGGGCCGGGAAAAGGAACACGTAATTCAAGAGCACATTTTAAAATGAAATATGGAGAAGATTTTGATCCAAAAGATGAAGGTGCTTTTGACAAATTTAATGTAAGTGAAGAAGATAGAAAATATTTAATTTTTAAAAGACATTTTGTTGATAAGACAGAAGGTGGAAACTTTCTTACTCGTGTTAGTGGAGAAAAAGATGCTGACGGTAATTCACTAGGTGCGTTTTCTGATGGTGAGTTGCTTTGGCATAGTAATGAGTCGAGCGAATTAACTTTTGCTCCTGAAGTAGCATTATTAGGTTTTCAACACATGAAAGGCAGTAGTACCGGATTTGTACAAAGCGTTGATTTATATCATTCATTTAGTGAAAGTTTCCGTAGTGAGTTAGACGAAATGGTTATAATTCACGAATATATTCCAGGCGGCATCAACGACAGAGAACTTACTGATCCTAATTTAGCTCATGTTCTTAGAATGGAATTTTGTCAATTTGATGGCGCAGAAGTTCCTATGGTACTAACAAGTCCAGGAGGTAATAAAGGATTACATTATACTACAAATACTGCAACAGGTATAAAAGGAATGAGTAAACAAGAATCAGATAAGATTTTTAAAATTATCGATGAAGCATTGTTTACAGAAAAATATGTTTATGACCACAAATATGAATCAGACAGCGACTTATGTTTATTTGACAATAGTGTTACATTACATAGACGCAAAGATCCAGGACATCCTAACAGATTAGCATATAGAATACAATATGATCCTTCTAATTTACTAGATAGTCCGTGGTATCCGTACAATCACTTTCCTGAATATGCAGAAAAATATAAACAACAAACACACGAACTTATAGAACTTACTGGTCTTAAGGATTTTAAACTACCATAATGAAAAAACGAGTATACCTATTTCAAGTGAACTACCAAATGGGTCACGGACAATATACTAGTCTGTGGCTTCCGTATAGCGTTGCGTCTGTATGGACATATGTAAATCAGTTTAAAGAAATACAAGATAACTTTGAAGTACAAGAATGCATTTTTATGCGTGAAGAATTTGAAGATGTATTAGCTAGATTAGATAATCCTGAGTTATGCTTGTTTAGTCACTACTTGTGGAATGATAACTATAATTTAGAATTAGCAAAGCGCATCAAAAATAAATGGCCCGAATGTATAATTATATTCGGTGGTCCGCAGGTTGATGAAATAGGGTTTAACTTTACAATGGCAAATCCTTTTGTAGACAGTATTGTAATTAATGAAGGTGAAGTAAGTCTGCATCATTTGCTAAACGATTATTTAAAAGATGATCTACGTCCGATTTATCAAATTGTAAAAAGAGTAGATCCAGCTGGGTTGCCTAGTCCTTTTGTTGACGGAGATATTTTACAAAAAGTGGTAGATGACAATCCGGGCATCAAATGGGCAACTTGTTTAGAGACAAATAGAGGTTGTCCTTTTAAGTGTAGTTTTTGTGATTGGGGAAGTTTAACGCAATCAAAAATTAAACAATTTGATCTTACAAAGGTTTACAGAGAATGGGACTGGATTGTTAATAACGGTATCGAATATGTACATATTGCAGATGCTAATTTTGGTGTATTCTATGACAGAGACAAAGAAATAGTTGATTACATAGTCAAAAAGAAAAAAGAAACAGACTATCCGCACAATGTAAGTGCTACATGGTACAAAAACAGTGCAGCAAAAATGATTGGACTTGCAAAAATACTCGAAGAAGTAAATCTTAATAAAGGATTTACGCTAAGTGTTCAAAGTATGAATGAAGAAACTCTTGAGTCTATTGAACGTAAAAATATGGAAATGTCTAAACTAGCAGATATGTATGCAGAATGTGACAAGCAAGATGTTGCATACTATACTGAATTTATTTTAGGATTACCTTTTGAAACAAGACAAACTTGGCGCGAAGGATTATGTGCTGCTATAGAAGCAGGATGTCATTTCTTTATTGATGTGCATCCTTTAGAAGTTTTAAAGAACAGTAGATTTGCAAAACAAGTAACAGAGTTTAATTACGAAGTGTTTAAGTTTACAGTTGTAATGCCTAATCAAATATCACGTATTCCTGAAATGCACAATTATGTTATTGCTAGTGAGTTTATGTCAAGGCAAGACTATATTGATAGTTGGATGTGGGCATGGAATGTGTTACATTTCCATCATTATGCGTGGACACAAGGAATAGCAAAATTTGCACGTAATCACTTAGGTATTTCTTACTTAGACTTTTATGAAGACTTGCTTGAAAATTGCATTAAAAAAGATGAGTTCTTGAATATGCTATATGAGCAACAAGAGCATCAATTAAAAGACTTTTTCTGGAATACAGAAAGTGATGTTGTATTTGATAACGATAATGTGATTGTTGTACTAAATCAAATCGAATGGCACAAAAATAGAGAGCGAGTACTTGATACTATACAAACATGGGCTAGAGAATATCTAAAAGACTTACCAAACGATCTAGTGGAAGAAGTACTTAAATTTTCTGAACTGTATCTTGTTAACAAAGAAAGAGTTGTTGACATATCCGGAGATTTCAGCTATAATATAAATGAAGTTTGTAATGAAGGTGCTACATTAATTAAAGAAGATGTGTCGTATACATTTAAAAATAAGTTAACTTGGGTAGATGATAAAGACTTTAAAGATAAACTGTTTTATAAAAATAGAAACGGATTTAGCATCCTAAAAGTGGAAAGACAAAATAATGCCGGAATACGTAAAGACAATAAAAAACTTTTGGAAACAAGAATTAGCCAGCCACAAGTATGCTAGAGTTGTTCCATTTGTTGCCAAAAACTTTGATCATTTAGATAGAGAATATTACAATAAAGATCATTTGTTACAAAGTTTTAATGAAGAACTATCCTGTGCCGATGAATTTAAAGGCGCCTTAGACGCTGTACAAGCGTCTGTAAGCTGGACTAATATACTACCTAATGTAATACTACCTACGCATAAAGATACCTTTTATACGCTACGACAGGAGCATAATGTAGAATTAGATGACTGTTTTCGTTATTTAATTTTTTTAGAAGACTGGGTATTTGGACATTATGTAGGTTTTGAAAAGAAAAACATCACACACTGGAGAGCTGGTGATGTGTGGAAATTTACAGGACATGAAATGCATTACGGAGTAAATGCAAGCAATGTTCCGTTTCATACTTGTCAAGTGAGTACGTTTGAATGAAATTTGGAATCTTAGGCTACGGATATGTAGGCAAAGCAACACACAAAGGTTTGCTAAAAGATGAAAAGTGCATAGTGTACGATACTATGTTTGATGTAGATAAAAGTATTATCTACGAAGCAGACACTGTTTTTATATGTATTCCTACAATTACAGATAAAGATATTAATATTATTATTGACGAGATTAAAGACCTACAAGAACACAATCCCGATGTGCAAATTGTTATACGCAGTACATTGCCTTTGGGTGCATGTGATAAAATACAAGTAGAAGTAGGACCTATTATCTATATTCCAGAATTTTTACGTGAACGCTATTGGGATACAGATTGTTTAAAACGTCCTTTAGTTGTAGGCTGTGACGTTGCGAACTTTTTACCAGACTGGCTACTGGAAGAAGAAATACACGAGTGTTGTACTAACGAAGCAGAGCTAGTAAAGATGTTTGCTAATAACTTTGCTATAATGCGTATTGCATTTGCAAACGTATTTTATGATTTATCTGAAAGCGTAGGTGCAGATTATAATGTCGTAAAAGATATGTTTTTTAAAATACAACAAGATCAAACATACATGGAAGTACCAGGACATGACGGTACAAGAGGTTTCGGCGGCAAATGCTTGCCCAAAGACTTAGACTTTCTTATCGAAACATTAGATAAACACAATATAGATCAAAATTGGTTTAAGCACATTAGAGAGTTGAACAAGGGATGGAAAGAAAAGTTCTAGTAACAGGCGCCAGCGGACTAATTGGCAGAGAACTATGCAAGCAACTTATAAAAGATTTTTATGTTGTTGCACTAGATAATGGGTTTAGATCTACGGCTATACCTAAGTGTAATGAATTTATAAAAGAAGATATTAATACATATGTATCTTACGTAGCCAATGACTTTGATTACATCTTTCATATGGGAAACATAAATGGTACAAAGTATTTCTACGAAATACCTAATAAACTTATAGAAAATAATATACGTGCAGACTTTTCTATATTTAAATTTGCAGAGTTAAACACTAGCTGTAAGCTAATATACGCTTCGTCTAGCGAAGTTGTAGCAGGTACAGACACTTATCCTACAGTAGAAGAAACAGACGTTACAATACGCAATATACAAAACCCTAGATGGAGTTATAGACTAGGCAAACTCGTAGGTGAAAACTATCTTGCTAATAGCTCTATAGATAATCTTATAGTAAGATTCTTTAACGTATACAGTGAACATAGTTTTAGTGGACATTTTGTTGCAGACATTGCAGAAAAGATTAAGAATGACAATTATGAACTTATTGGTGCAAATGAAACTCGTAGTTTTTGTTATGTCGAAGATGCTGTTGACGCTGTAATTAATTTAAAAGATGTTTCGAACGAAGTCATTAATGTAGGTTCTGATGAAGAAATACAAATATTAGATGCTGCAAATATTATTGCAGAATCTTTAGGCAAGTTAAATGTACCTTGGATTATTAAAGAAGGACTTACTGGAAGTGTAAAAAGAAGAAACCCGGATGTAAGTTTACTTAAAAAACATTACCCCGGGTTTAAACCTCAAAAATTTAAAGATGTATTAGTTAAAATAGATCTTGCCAAGTAGTGCCATCATAACACTGTGCTTTATTAGTTGAAGCAAGATAAATCATCATTCCAGCTGCTGGTGCAGTAATAGCTGCATCTCTTGCTGTTGGATCAGCATATGTAAATAAAGTTGCTGCGCCAAAGAAATTTGTTTGCTGTGCTGAATTAACAACTATACCTGGAACAACGTTACCTGTTCCGTCTCCAACACCAAAGATAAGTCTTCCTGGAATACCGCCTGCTAATGGAGTGTCGTCTACCTGGGCACTCATTGCTGCTACACCCGCTGATGCGCCATTTGCGTCAGCACCAAACCACGAAAGTGTAACTACTTCGTCGTCTGCTTGTAATGCAGCTGGAGAACCTTGTGTTCCTCTTGATCTTTGAAGTATTAGCTGTTGTCCAACATCACTATCATTAAAGCCTTCGATATTAAACAATGCATATGCATCATCAGCACTGCCGTCTGTAATTATTCTTATGCCTGCTTTTTCACCGTCTCTGTTATCACCTTGTAATAATATTGTACTTCCGGAAAAAACACTTGTAGTTATTTCTTCATTGTTAATACGTCCAACAATAGTACTTGATGTATCATCAATAATTATAGACGAATCACCTCCGAATACTGTTCCTTGTATAGAACCGTAAACATCGCCTACTACTCTACCAAAGTGTGTTCCGTTAGTGTTTCCGTAAAATGCACCGTTTGCAGTAATATCTCTACCAGTAATGTCAGCAGCTGGGATATTGGTATCGCTACCAATAACTACACCATCTAGTGTACCGCCTGAAATCGTAGCACTATCTGCTTCAAGTTGTGTAAATGTTGATGTTCCTGTTGATGCAATATCACCTTGTACATCGCCTGTAACATCTCCAACAAGATTACCTTGTATAGAACCAGTAGCACTAATAATTGTTGCACTTAATGTATCAGTTAACGAATCGTAAATTATTGTACTGTCTGTACTAACAATTTGTGAGGTAGAAATAGAATCAGCAGTAAATTGTCCTGAAATTTCGCCGCCTTCTGCAAATATAGCATTCCATCTTCTGTTAGTAGACCCTAAGTTGAATTGTCCGTCTAGTGCTGGTCTAAGTGAGGAGTTAATCACACCAGCTACATTGACTACATCTGCATCTTCGTCACCTAAGTTAATTGTACCTGTTGCAGTAATAGTACCATCAATATTAATATTACCTACGCCGACAATGTTATTGTTATTTAGGTCTAAGTTGCCACCCAATTGTGGAGATGTATCACCGACAACTTCTGTAAAAGCATCTGCATCTGTTGGTCCTACCAGTACACCTCCAACTGTAGCACCGTCACCGACAAACAACTTTTTAGTATCTGTTGTGTATATCAGTTCACCTTGTAACGGTGTTACAATCAATCTATCTGCATCTGGACCACGTCTTACTAGTAAAGCCATGTTTATTTAACTCCTGGAATCATTTTATTATATGTATTTATGCCAGATGTCAGAAAGCTACTTCCTTTTCTTTAGGAACTTTCTTGTTCTCTGTTGTATATCTTTTTTTAATCGAGGTGTGTCAAGACGGAAGTCTATATTAGTAATATAGTCTTCGTATTCTTTGAATAAGTCTTCTAGGATATCTTCTAACGGTTCGTCTGGGCTATTTTCTTTAGTTTTATTAAGATCGATATCCCAGACCTTACCGTCATTAAATGCAACAATAACAGAACTTACATAATCCAAGGGGATTGCTTGCACATCTAAATCTGCAAGTACTTCTGGCCAATGTTCTACTACTTCTGAAGGTAATCCTTTATCGGATTTTTTAGACACTTTCTGCTGTTTTACTCTTCGCCTGGGCTTTCTTCTTAGTAGGAACAAGTGCTTCAGCTTGCTCTCTTAATGATTTTGCTTCTTTAAATAGTGCATCTGCTTGCGAACGATATTGTGCAGCCAGCTCTTCGTCTGACAATGGTTGTTCGTCTATTGTTTGTACATCATCAAGATATACATTTTCTGCTGGTGCTGGAGTTGCTTCTGGTGTTACTGCTGGTTGATCATTAGTACCTGAAGGCTTAATAGCTAAATCAGCAACACTTACACCTTTTTGCTCTGCAATGATTTCGTTTAGTTTGTCTAGCATAACAGTTGTCTTTGTGTCAGGCGTCATTTCTACACTGGTAGTTGGAACTTTAATCATTTTACCAGTTGTATGAAATCCTGCTAACATGTTTCTTCCGTCAGGCAGACGAGTACGTGCCATAGCTTCTGCTAATTCGTATGCACTTTGTCCAGCATCAGATTCTACTAACTTTATTAAAGCGTCATGTTCTTCTGCCATTAAATTTTCTGTAGTTACTACGATTGCATTTTCGGGTTCGTTTGGAACCACTCTGTATGCAACAATAACTTTTCTTTTATTAGACGCAATGCGTCCTATATGTTTGATAGCCATATTATGCTCCTTGTTGCTCCGCCGGTTGCGCAGCCTGTTGTTTTTGGATTTCACCTAGAAATGCTTCTAGTTTTCCATATGTATTACCTACAACAGTCATTTCATTTGGCTTAAATGCACCACGTTGACTTGCAACGTCGATAATTTGTTTTAAGGCTGCCAAATCTTGGACTGTTAACTCAGCACCGGTTGCTTCAGGTGCAGGTGCTTCAGTTGTTTCAGGTGCTTTTGCTTCTTCGCTCATTATTATCTCCTGTAGTTAATTAAATGCGCTGTTAATATATTTACACATATTTCAAGTGAGGACATGCCAAAGTGAAATAAACACACTCTTTTGGGTTTTCGAATCCTACTTTTATATATGTTTCTAATTGATTGTCTTCGCTGATTATGAGAGAATCGTTTATATAAAATCTTCCTTTTAGATTAAACTCTATCCATTTGCATAAAGAATCTTCAAGATTAAATTTCTTAGGCATGGTAATATATTCGAAATGTTCGATAGGAGTATCGACTCTACGTAAGCCAAACAGATTTAAAGGATTTACTTTATTGTTCTTCATGCCGCATCGTAGTGTACAGTAGTTCCGAAAGGTGCTTGTAAATTTTTGTCAGCATGACTGTGAATAAGAAATACGGTATCACAGTAATCTTCTTCGCCCCAGCTATCCCAAGCATAGCCATCTGTAAACATAATAAATTTCTTAGGTTGAATGTCGTTGTCTTTCATGTACTGCCAGTTCACCATAAAGTCAGTACCGCCGCCTCCGGCAATCTCATATTCTGTAATTTCTCTACCATCGTCAGCACTAAAGTCATCTTCATTATAAACTTCAGTATCAAAGCACCAAATTTTAATATTATAGTCTTTGTATTCGTCCATAATACCTTTAACTTCTCCTAAAAAGTCTTGTGCTTGAACGTTACCAATTGAGCCACTCATATCTAAACTAATTGCAACATCGATAGTAGTATCAAAATTCATACCCGGTAATACTGCACCAGTGTGCCAGCCTTTGCGGCTAGGACGCATAAATGTGTAGTCGCTTTTGATAGTGCTTTGGATTTGCTGACGTAGTATTTCACGCCAATTCATTTTAGGCTCTGTAATTTCTTTGATTAAACGTTCAACGCCTGCAGGCACATTACCAGCGCCAGCTGCCTGTGCCGCATTAATCATTGCTTCTTTGATTTCGTCTTTGATTTGTTTTAGCTCACCTTTTGTATATTTTGCAGGTTTTTTGCTAATTTTGTTGCCGTTAGCATCGACGCCTTCTTCGCCTTCTTCGCCTTGATCACTTTCGTTGTCAAGATGTTCATCGAGCATTTCGCCTTCGTTTTCTAATTGCTCAAGAAGTTCTTGTAATTCTTCACCACGTTTTTTAGCGTCTTCAAATAGTTTATCGTAAATTTCTTCAGAAGTATCTAAGTCATATGTGAAGTCTTGGAAACAGTCTACAATCTTAGGTTTCTCGCCAATACGATCTCGTACAAGCAAGTTATTAACTTTGTAGTCTGCGGCAATGTTATACAACATTGGATGACGATCACCCCGACGTCCTAAGTGATCAAATACCATGTGTAGTATTTCGTGTGCAACAACAAACTCAATTTCTTTGTTTGACATTGCATTAAAGAACTGAGTATTGTAATAAAGATTTCTGCCATCTACTGCGGCGGTCATTAACCAGTCATCTGCGGCTAAAATACGCAAACGAGTTGCCATATTACCAAAGAAAGGATGGCGCAAAAGTAAACCGATTCGAGCAGTAATGATTCGATCCATAACATCTACACGCATTTCTTCTAACTGCTCTGGTGTAATGTTTGGGTCTGGTTGCCAATGCTTTAATTTAGTTTGAGTGTCTTTAGTACTCATTTGCATTACAACATAATCTGATATAAAATCTAACATACTTTTGCCCTTTCCTAACTATACATATATTATAGCAATATTTAATAGATTTGTCAAGACCTATTATGCTGCCGCTTTAATATACTTACCGTAACGTGAATAAAACTCATCAAAGCATTCTACTTCATCGGGATCGATTGGAAGTGAGTATTGTGTAACAGCAAGTTTAACACCCATAACAACTAATTCCGTGTCAAAGTTATCCATTGCAAAGCGTAGGAAGTTGTTGACTTTGTCATCAAACGACTTATCTTTCTTTTCATCTGCTTCTTTAAGCTCGTAGCATAGTGATACAGTCAATGAGTACATTGCACTAATTTCTTGCGTTCTAAGTTCTTTTACTTTACCTTCAAGAATGTCTGTTGGGTTAGGCATAGAACTTGCAACTTTACGATGTGCCATAAACTTAACAGCAATACCTTCGCCAACTGAACCTGCAACAAGATCTGTTGTTGTGTTTTCATCAACATCATCTTCAAGTAGTTCTGATACAAACGACCAACTACGAGGTGTTGCAAACGAACGGCTTGGTGACTTCGGATCAAAGTCGTACAAGTCTTTCTTAGCAAATGTAATGTAACCTAGTACGTCTTTATGAATACGGTTATCAGCAGCCCACTGAAACCAGTCATCAAAGTCAACACGTAACTCTAAGTGAACAAAGCGGTTAGCAAGTGGAGCAGGCATACGGTAAGTAACACCTTTGTCTGCTTCGCGGTTACCTGCCGCAACAATCATTACATTGTCTGGAAGGTTATAACTACCAACTCGACGATTAAGAATAAGTTGATAAGCTGCCGCTTGTACAGCCGGCGATGCTGAGTTCATTTCGTCTAAGAACAAAACGATATGCTTAAATTGTTTTGCCATTTCTTCGTCTGGAAGTTCTACTGGCGGCGCCCATTTCATTGTGTTATCGTTTGCGGCATAATAAGGCATGCCTTTAATATCTGTTGGATCCCACAAAGACAGTCGAATGTCAATAAGATGTGAGTTTTCGAAAGAGTTAGTAATCTGTTCAACAATGTCAGATTTACCAATGCCTGGAGGTCCCCATAAAAAGATAGGACGTTTTTTCTGCATTGCAAGTTTAATGCTTGTTTTAGCAGCGTTTGGACTAACTGTACGAGTTACTTCTGACATAGTATATTTCCCTCTGTTTTTCTAACTATGTATATATAATACGTTCAATAGCATCAAATGTCAACCGTTTTTAGTAGAAAGATCTTGTTTTAAAACAATAACTTAGGAATTTTCTTGTCTTTTCATGGCCTTTATTAAGCCATATTTTCTTACATCGCCACTAAAAAGTGTTAGTTCTACTGCCTTTCGTTGATCAGTAACTACAATACTTCGATTATTTAAGTAGTACGGACAGTTTATAAACTTATCTAAAAACACTATTATTTGTGCAGTAATTATCATATCTGGCGGATATGGTATATCATAGACTTCTATGCCTATATCTTGTAATACATTGTATCCAGCTTCTGTTAAACGTAATCCTCCAGATGACTTTGTTCGAGTGTTTTGCCACCAGAGATACATATACTGTTGTACAGTTGCTTCGTCTGTGCTTTTTTCTAACTGTTTTAGAAAAACTTTAGTGTATGTCTCTTTCCAATTCATAATAAATATTAACTACGTATATAATATATTTATGTAAGGCAGTATAGTATGCAGTATATTTGGAAAGTTTGGGAAAAAGAAATGCATCTTAGCGAAGCATGTAAGTGTTATTCTGATATATTAATACTAAGTCCTGAAGAAGCTCAAATAACTAGATTTAATACAAAAGAATTAAAAAAGAAAAAGATAACTGCGGTAATGGGCGGCTATGATTCTAAGTGGTATAAAACATATTTTAAATCAAAAGTAAACTTACATCTTTGGCCTAATTTCTTTTTGTATCATATGATAGCAATGAACAAAGAATTTGACACACCAGATACAGAAATCAAATATCTTTTTACTTGTTTAAATGCTAGACCGCATTTACATAGAGTAATAATGCTTGACACTTTAAAAAAATATAATTTATTAGATACAAACATATATTCTTGGAACGATAAAGACCCAAAGAATGTTAATAAACATTTTAATGACTACGTTCCTAAGTATTGGAGATACAAACACGTTACAATTGATAATTATAATCAAGACCCTGAAGTTAAGTTAAGAACATTGCCCTTAGAAGTGCATCAAAGTTTAATTAATCTAGTTACAGAAACTTTTACTGATGTTCCTTTTATAACTGAAAAGACATATAAGAATTTTATTTTTGGAAAGCCTTTTTTAGTTTTCGGTTTTCCAGGAATACATAATCATCTAAAATATATGGGGTTTAAATTGTACGATAGTATTATTGATTATTCGTTTGATAAAGAACAAGATGATATTAAAAGATGCAATATGATTGTAGAGCAATTAGCTAAGTTGTCAAATAAAGATTTAAACGTTCTAAATCAACAAATGAAAGAGGTTACAATATATAATAAACAACATGCAATAGATATTGTAAAATCAGAAATAGGCATCCCTGATATAGTTAGAGACTATCAAAAATATATAGATATTATAGATAAAACTAAAATTAATCTTCAGACTCTATAGTTCCAGAAGTTAAACGATATACTTCGAACTCGTCTGTGTTGAACATGTCGTTAAGTTTTTTTGCTAAATTGTGTGCATGTCCTGGGTTTGAAAAACTTGTCTTCTTATACTTAGGTCCGGGGTAGTTTGTAAGAATATTTGAGCTTTTAAGATTAAATGGCTCACTTCTATAAAATACAGCCCATATGGCTTCTGACTTTAAAACTTGTTCGCTTTTGTATGTCTTCTTATCGATATTTTCAAGAAGCACCGTTGGTTTAGGTCTGCTCATAAATGCGTATCCTTTAAATAATATACGCATATATTTATCTCTTTTAGAGGTTATCTACGTAGTTTACTTCCAATCAGAAGTAGTGCTGCCTAACTGTACTACTACAGTTTCGTCTTGATTTTGCTTCTGTTGAAGAAGTTTTTCTAAATCACCGTTTAATCTAGCCATAACTTCTCCTAAAGCAAACGCAAGTCGTTTAGATGTTTGTATATCTAATTTAATTTCTCTTGCATTTTTAGCATCTGCAGATTTTACACTAGCAATAAATTGTTGTATAGGTTGTGTATTAATAGGATCCATTTAATAACTCCGGTATAAAATGTTTTGCAATTAGCTCATGAACTTCAGTAGTATAATGTTCTTCGTCTAACTTCATGTCTTCGATATTAATATTTAAGTTTTCTTGGATCCATACATTAGCTGGTGTCCTAAAAACCTTAGTATTAGGTAAGTTTGAGTAAGTTTTAAAATTATCAGGAAATTGTACACGATCGTTTATACGCCATACATATACAGGAACATCACTCATAAAGTCTATTAAAGCAATATCCTTACAGTATTCTTCGTGTTTAAGATGTGTACCTACTTCAGTATGAAACTTCATGTGCATATAGTTAGTATCAAAGCCTGGCCAGTCATATCCACCGTTTAGTTCGGGATAACCTTCATCATACATACCAATACTTTCCCATTTTGCCTTTTCGTTCCACTCTATGGCTTTATAGTCTTTAGTATTAAAGTCGTCGTATAAAATATATTTTTCGTCTTCTTTGTATGTACGAGTAAAATGGTCTACATCTAGCTGTCTAAACTGTAGATCTGTATTATTACCCATTATCCATCTATCCCAGTACGTAGATTGAATTACAATACCAGAAACTAAATGGTTATTAAGAACGTGTTTAATCCATCTCGGATATTTGTTATTAGGCGCACCTGAAGAAGAATAGATATAGCACTGCTGATCTGCTAAAGATTCAGCATAAATTTGTGCATAATTATTATCGTCCCATATATGCTTATCGCCTGTTGTAGGATCTTGCCAAAAACCGTTTGTATGACTACATCCTACAAATAACAAATTACCTTGCATTTGCTTTACTTAGTTCCTGGCGCATTTCTAAATCTGTTTTAAATGGACCTCGAGTTTCGTAACGTTCTACAGTGATGAGTTTAGGACAAAAAGATTTAACCCAACCTTTTTCGAATTTAATAATAAAATATCCTGCACAATACAGGCTCTTAGACTTTTCACTTTTTGTAAAAAGAGGTAACTTAGCTTGAACATTAAACAACGGATTATAAGGTGTACAGCTAGTAGGATAGCCATATACTTCTTTATCTGCATCGTTAATTGTTGTTTTATTATCTTTAACCCAATCAATTTCGCCTAAGTTGTTTTTAAGATGTTTTGCATTTTTAAAAAATACTGTACCTTTAGTATTAGTAAACATAAATTGTTTCTCTTCATTAACGGTTAGAGTTCCTACACGTTCGCCCTGAGATTCAACAATCCAAAACTTGTCTTTTAATACTTCTTTTGCATTTACTGTCATTTAATATACCTCGCTTGTAAAGGAACTGAATATTGTTGTGCTTGATCTGCAATACGTTGCATATCCCACTTAGCGCAGAATTTCATAAGACGCATACCAACTTGTGTAATGTCTTTAGGTTCTACTTCTTTAACTGTATTATTAATTATCTCTCTTATTTCTGCTGGCTGTGCAGATAAGTCACATAGTGTTACATTGCGGTTGTAGTCGTCCAAAACACGGTGCTCAACACCATTATGATCAACCCAACGCTGTAGCATAAGATTATTCCAGTTATAACCTTTCGTGGACTTATCGTCAAATGCTTCCAATAAGCCAACTTTATTCTTTGTACCTTTCTTTCGAACGCCCGGATAAGCGGAGAAAACATTGTCACTTGTATCACCTCGCATACATTTTTCAAACAACATATATTCAGGATTAGGTGCTGCCTTAGGCTCACCTGTCTTTTTATCTACTACAGGCTTACCTTTGTCGTCAAAGTAACCTTCGTGTGTAATTGTAACGTTTTGTATACCGTTGTACTGACGTACATTAGGAGCAATTAGTTGTGCAAAGTCACCGTCGGTACTGATAATAACATGATTGTCATTAGGATGTGCTTGCACCCAGCCAGCAATTAAGTCATCTGCTTCTAGTTGCGGATGACGCATAACTGTACAGTTAGTCTTAGTACTAACAAAGTCTTTAAACTCGTCAAAGATTTCCCAAAACACAGTATCTTCTTCTTGCTGTGCCGGAGTCATTGCGTCTCGTGTTTCTTGTCTGTTACGCTTATAAGGCTCGTAGTAGTCTTTACGCCAGCTACGTCCTTCTAAGCAGAAAACAACATGATCTGCGTCGAAGTCTTGCCATGCCTTTTTAACACCACTAAGCGTAATGTGTAATGCCATACCTACCTTTGTATCAATGTCGCCACGTACTACGTGTCGAGCTCTAAAGAAAGTGTTAGCAGTATCTACAAGTATATAAGTTGCCATATGTTATTGCCTATATTATCAGTTACAATATACATTATTGCATATATATTTTAATTTGTCAACCAAAATTATTCATAATCTCTTGGTTCATAAATGTCTCAAGATTTGGATTATTTTTCCAAGATTCAATGCCTGGTAGTCTTAAATCAAATGCAATACTTAATCTTAACTGCTCTTTTTCATTCTTATTAACACCGTGCGGAACATAGCTTGGAAACAATGTTAGTCCGCCTTTTTTGTTTTCAGCAGGAAAAATTTGTGTGTCGTCAATTGGAGCTCTATAATATGTAGTGGTATGCGGATAATCATCTAAATGCATGTTGCCACTTAGATATACATCAGGACCTGCACCGTGTTTATGTTCGTCAATACCATGTCCTTGACGAACGATATTATACCATAATGTCATTTCTAATTCTTGTACTTCTAGATGTTCTAAATGACAAAAATTTAAATAACTAGCTCTTAAAAAATTTAAAAGATCGTTTAACTCAGGACATTCGTTTGCAAAGTCAAATAGGTTGTATAAACTAAATCTGCTTGTAACACTATCTTCTCCTAATCCTGTAGCAGCATCATGGTGAGTTTCGATAGCTAATATTCTAGGTTCGATTTCAATTAAAAAATTTCTAATTTTATCAATTTTTTCTACGTCATTCCATTGAGTTTGAAATATGGGAATATCCCATTGAGGGCTAATATCTGTAATAGGGTGTAAACTTTTTAATCTTTCTACAATCATGAAACTTCGCTTTTACCTTTATCAATCGGAACAACATTTATGTAGCCCATATTTCTATCGGTAGCTTGGCCATCTTCGTCTAGCATTTGCATTACAATAGTTCTAAACCAAGCGTCTACAATTTGTTCTTGTGTTTCGCCTTTGTATCCAGCATCAAGTAACTGTTCAATAAACTCGTTATTCCAGTCGAGCTCAAAGAAACCGTTTCGAATGTTATCTGGATTAATTTGTGTGTCTAAAACAGCAACCCAAGGTTCGCCAGCTTTTGTAGCAGCTTCTTTTTCTGCGTCTAGTGCTTCTCGACGAATATCTTCTTGTGTCTTTACAACTTCAGGTTCTTGTTCTTCGACAATCTTAGGAGTAACTCCTAAAAGTTGTTTAATCTTTTCCCATTGTGTCATAGTCCTGCCTCCCTGGCACGTTTTTCTAAGTCTACATCTAGCTCTTTATCTTTAGTAATAGGAGCAGTCATAGCCTTTTGATGTTGTTTATTTTTATACACGATCTTAGGTCCCCCATGCATTTCCGAATAATGATATGTGGAGTCTTGGGGTAAATCGCCATCCTCTTTCCATACACGCTTCGGCAACGTCTTTAACATTGAGACTGTATTCTTCACTGCGTCCGCCCAGCGGCATAAGATATACCGGACATTGAACCCCGGCGTCTCTGTAAGCGTCCACAGCTCTTGTAACTTCGTCAAAGTCATCTTGAGTAGCCACAACAAACTTAAGATAAATGTCACTGCCGTCAACAAGGCTGTACTCGCGAGCAACATTAGGCAATATAGCAGTTTCCCAAGGTTCTCCTGAGACACTAAGTTTTGGGGAACAACTCCAAGTGACTTCAAATCTGTTTTGATCTGTGAGATAGTTGTAGAAGTCGTCATGTAAAGATTGTGTAGTATTTGTTTCAAATGTAACATTTTTTAAATCCTGCATCTTTGGATGCTCAAATAAATCAATATAAAGCTTCTGCCATGCAAGCAAAGGCTCACCACCAGTCATGATCAAATGAATATCTTGACCGTTATCTTGCGTCCATTTACCATTTGGAGTAAGTGATAGCAAGTGTTCAACAACTTCGTCTACTTCTTTAAGCATATTAAAATGCTTAAATTCAGGATAGATACTTGCATAAGTGTCGCAGCCTGTATGTATAATAGGTAAGTCGTTAAATTCTTTTGTAGTCTTATGAACATCTTTAGCAATTAGATCTGCAACTTCGGCATTATGTTTAATGCCTTCTTTGTGAAGTGTCCAACGATCCTTTGTTTCGCCAGTACCAAAGTTCATACAGCGGAAGTTACAACCAAATGTACGTAGGAATACACTAGGTACTCCTACAAACTTGCCTTCGCCTTGCACACTGTAAAATGCTTCACTATAGCGTAGTTTCATTAAAATATCTCCTCTGCAATGCCAATAAATTCTGCAATAGCAAATAGTAATGCAAACAGAACTAATGAGCCAGTGGCTGCGGCAACTAGACATGCTCCTAATCTAATAATACTTTTCACCATGCTTAAATAAAAATGTGTTTTACCCGGATCTTTATTTAACATGCGAACTCCTGTTGCAGTTTAATGTTATCAAAAAACTCTTTCTTTGTACCAGGGTCGTCTTTAAACGCACCTTTTAGTACAGTTGTTTGTGTAAGTGAACTATGTGCCATAATGCCACGATTCTCACAACAGCCGTGTGTTGCTTGAATATAAACACCTAAGTGTTCTGCACCTGTTGCTTTAGCAATCTCACGTGCAATATCATTTGCAAGTTCTTCTTGCAGTGTGCCACGTCGAGCGCACCACTGTGCAATGCGTGTGTACTTAGATAGTCCGATAAGTTTTTCTGCGGCAATAATACCAATGTATGCTGTACCAGTCACTGGCTGGTGATGATGCGAACACATTGATTTTAGTTCTGAACGAACAACTAACATACCTTCGTAGCGTTCATCTGAATCATTTGGAAATGCTGTTGCACTTGGAATAGGATCATAACGTCCTGCCATAATCTCATTAAAATACATTTTAGCAAGACGTCTTGCTGTACCTTGTGAGTTAGGATCATTATGTCGATCAATAACTAGTGCATCTAGTACACCTTCAAATGCTTCGGTTGCATCTTCAATAAGTGCTTCTTTGTCGCCTGCTTGTAAGACTTCTGAAATATTATCGCCTGCCCAATAGCGAATGTTTGCATCTTGCAAACGGGCTGTAATTTGTTTTGCTTTGCTCAATTTTATTCTCCGAGTTAAAGACGAGGATGTCTTATTGTTTAAGTATACATGATTATTTAGGTCTTGTCAACCTTTTCTTTCCAAAAGAAAGTTGAAATACTAAATCTATATTTGGGTGCAGTTGGACTTGGTCCGTTGAATCTATGTACAAGTTCACCATCAAACACAACCATTCTGTTAGGAGTATACGGTAATGCACAAATTATGTCTTTGCCGTTTTCGTCATAAAACATAGTTTCGCCGCTCCATCCATCTTTCCATTCTTTATTAGCATAATATAAGATGACATCTTGATCTTTATGTATATGATGTGTATGAGAGTCGGCTATAGTATCGCAATTAATAACAGTTTTTTCTATAGCACGTTCTTTAAATTCTTGAAACGGTTGTGCTTTTGTTAATATATTTAAAAAATCATTTAAACTGTCATTTGTGTGTGCATGTTCCCACATATCTGTAGTAATTTCACTATGAAAATATGCTTCTTTTTCAAATACACTATCAGCCCAGCCAATCTGATAAGGAGCATTCATGCATTTACCGTATAAAAGGGTTTGATCATCCCAATTGAATACATTGTCATAGACTTTTATTTGTGGGTGAGGCTGACTAACTTGTAACATTCACTAATCCTTGTATATAAGGTATATATTCTTTACCAATTATTTCATGTATATGTTTTGGATAATGTTCGCCGTCTATGGTATCATCCTCAATATTTAGATCTTTGTGTTCTAGAACCCAATTTTTAGCACTTTGTTTAACAATATTAATGTTAGTTAAGTCACCATATAAATTAAACTCTTCAGGCATGTATACTCTATCATTAATCCTCCATAAATGACACTGAATGTTGTGTTCTTTACATAGAGTATTGATAATATATAAGTTACTTAAATATTCTCTGTATTGTAAATGTGTAAGACTTTCATGATACAGCCGAGTATACGGATATTTTTCATGGAAAGGAGCCCAGTCTGGACTTATATCATGCGGATCATATGTTAACCCTTTAAACTGCTCGAACAGTTCTTTCCTACATTGTTCGACTAATTCTACATGATCGTCAGTGTGTTTCCAATCAGTATAATATTTGATACGTGGATTCCTTGGACATACATATCTATCATCTAAAAATAAATCACTTTTGGTGCCATCACCGTATTCGAGCGTACGACTAGCAGCCATTAGCCATCTATTCCAGTAAGTAGACTGAATAAACACATGATCAACATTGTGTCTGTCTATAATAGATTTTAACCAAATAGGATATTTTTGATTAGACGCACCTGGTAATGCATAAACAACTACATCCTTATTAAAATGCATTGAGTATACATCTGCATAATTATTATCTTGCCACTGCTGTACCTTTTCGTCTATACAAACGTATCCTGTTGTATGACTATCTCCCAAAAACGCAGTAACAGACATTATGCATCCTCAAGTGCATTATATGCCTCAGTTGTTCCTTCTGACAGTTTAGTATAGTCACCTTTACCTGGAACACAGTGTCTAATACCGCCTGCAGGATTTTTGCAATCATTATTTCTACGGAAGATCAAGTGTACATGGGGATACATGCAAGTTTGTCCTGCACTTTGCCCCATATTAATACCTACATTATAGCCTGTAATATTGTTTGCAAGACTAGATACATTTTGTTCTCCCATAGAAACAGCAAACTTAAAGCATCTCATTAGATTATCCTCGTGGTTTACTTTTGGAACAACAAGTGTATGTCCTTCGGTTACTGGATATTTGTCGTTGTAAACAACAAAATCTCTAGTATCAAGCTCAACATCTGTCCAAGGAGCTCGTCCGTCCTTTTGTGCTTGTTCTAATGTATCAAGATACATAAACTTCCTCCTCGATATATCGTTTTAATTCTTTATCTTCTACATCATTTGGAATATCATTTTTGTAAAAGATTCTATAGCTGTCACTACCGTACTTACCAATGCCACAGAGTTTAGTAGCATCTTCTCCGTCCCAATCTAACCACTGTTGTGACATTTTGTAAATGCGTTTTGCACGAACATTTTGCATACCCAACGGCTTTAGCATTTCTGCAATTTCGTCTACAGTTGCAAATAGTAGAAATCCAGCAGTAGGCCAGCGTTTAAAGAATTCTTTTAGTACAGGCTTAGTTTGACGCCTGTCTACTTGATTTAAACAGATGACACCAACCATATGCTGCCAGCTATCTTCAACTTGCTGTTGTACCATCAAGTCGTCTCTCATTGTCCTACATTCTCCCAAGGGTAAACAAGCCAAACATCTTCTTCTGCTTTGTTTACTTCGTGTACTGAGTAATTCACTCCGCCAAACTCGCTTGATAAGTTTTCTGTAATAACTGCAAAGCGGACATTGTTACCCCATACAGTATTCCAATTAGGATTGTCAGGTAAACAAGAGCTTTGCCAATCTTGTTTAATCCAATTAAATGTTGCACCAGTATCGTTTATATCATCTACAATTAAGATATTTTTCTTTTCAAAAGAATCACTAGTTTTGTAATCATGCCCTGAAATATAACCAAACGCATCTTCACTCATCCAGCAGTTACTTTCACTACCGTGTCCTTCTCTATCGTCACGCAAGCTAACCTTTAGTGCTTCACAACGAATGTTTAACATATTACTAAGAATAGTTGCAGGAACATTGCCACCTCTTGTAATACCTACAATGTAGTCAGGCTTCCAGTTGTCGTTATACATTTGTAGTGCAATGTTTAGACATGCTCTTTCGATGTCTGCCCAATCATAATATTGTTTTTTAATCATCTTCATTCCTTAGAAATTTAAATGCTATTGTATGTCTATGTTTGTCATAAAACGAAGTTGCTGAATGCAAAACATCACCATTAAATATTACTAGCCTATTAGGAATAGGAGCAATAGAAATCATAATAGGCATATCTTCGCCTTGTGTTTTTATTATACTATCAAATTTATTTTCTGTAAAGAAAAATTTTGTTTCGCCACCATCATTTAACCCCCAATTTTGATTAGGATAGTATAAGACTGTATATGTTGTAAAGTCGTGATGAAAATATGTTCGTTCATTTGGAGCATATAAATTAACATATGAACGATCAAGGTAACAATCTTTTAAATTATCAAAATGTTGTAGTTTAGAGTACAATGATTTAAATGTAACACTGTCGATTGGTAATTCGCTTACAAGACCACTCGGCGGAGTATTTGACTCGTCTGTTTCGCCTAACAAAAATTGCAGTGAAGACAGCTCTTTTTCGATTTGATGGAACTCACTTACAGAAAGGAACTGATCGTATGTTTGGATAAATCCATTAGCATAATCAGTAACAGTCATTCTCCTTTTGCACCTCGTGCTAAATATTCTTCGTTGTGTATCCAACGGTATCCTTCACGCTGTACAAAACGCATAAAGCCCCACTCTTTTTGTTTACGTCCCATAAAGAACAAACTCCAGCACGGAATCTCATTACCGTCTGCATCTTTAGCAAGTTCTAACCAATGCAAATCATCTGCTGAACGCATACGGAAGTGTCCTGGTCCACGCCATACTCGTGTAGCACCGCATACATTTCCTTCTTGTGAAATAACTGGGATATGTTCCCAGTACCCGCCTTTTAAAATAAATGTAGCATATCCCCAAGGATGATCGTGCAGTGTAGGTTCATCGCTTACAAGAACTTTGTGTAGTGTAATGTTAAAAGGAAAGCGTTTACGTTCTTTTAAAAATACATAATAACGGATAAGGTAAGGTACCTTTCCGTCTCTGTCTGTAATTACTCGACGTCTGCCGAGCTTGTCCATTAATTTAGAAAGGAATTTCGTCATCGTCATTTCTGCCTTTCCAGTCTTGATGTACCATTGCATATATTGTTTTAAATTTTTCGTATGCTTGTGCTAGTGCAGGATAGTCATTGCACATATCTTCTACTTTAGAAACACTCGGCATATGATCTTCAAACTCAACCGGTTCATTTAATGTAATACTGTATGGTTCAACATTATCCCATTCGAACTCGCTACCTATTGTAGTGGTTGTAATTGAACTTATATCAATAGTGTCTGTCATATAGTCATTCATATTAATAGTAACATTATCACCAGTATTATTTACAAAATCGTCCAACTTTAAATCACTTATATCGATAGTAAAACTATCATCCTTTGATTGCGTCATACAATGCTGCTCCGCTAAAAAATTCTTTGTTTAACTTTGTACGTTGTTTATCTAAACTTACAAGATAGTCTTCATAGTTTTCTACATAATCTCGAATCTTGTCAACTATCAAACCTCTATACTTTCTATAAGCAAAGTAATCTTCAGTCCATGCACTTGGATATTTAAATTCAGGCA